CTTTACAAGCGCTGAGCCAATGACTTGATGCATATCATAATACTTGTATTCTGCTAGACGGCCGCCGAAGATGACTCCTTCTTCACGTCGAGAAAGGACCTCGTACTTTTTGTACATCTTGTTATTCTTGTCATTGTTAATAGGGTAGTAGGGTGTTTTTCCGCGAGTATACTCATCAGGATACTCTTTAGTCACAATTGTATTCGGTATTTTTGAGGCAGTTTGTGGTTGAAAATGCTTGTGCTCAAGAATTCTAGTAAAAGGTGTGTCTGGATGTGTATGATTTATCACGGCGTTACCCTGGTAGTCTCCTCTAAGCTCTTCATGCTCGAAGCGTAAAGTACGATACTCTAACTCTCCAAACTGAAACCCGAAATATTCATCTACCTTCCCTGTAAATACGACCGTATTAGCTAACGAGTCTAGCTCGTGCTTATCTAAGAAGTAATCGACTCCAGTACGTACTTCAATACCTTTCAGCATATTTTGTACCATAGATGTATACCCTTCAACAGGAATACCCTGGTATTTATCAAAGAAATAATTTTCATCAAATGTAAGTCTAATTGGTAGTCGTTTAATAATAGAAGCCGGTAGTTCTCTAGGGTCCCTCTGCCACTGCTTCATAGTATATCCCTTAATAAAAGTTTCATATACTTCTCTACCTACCTGTGACAAAATCCAATCTTCTAAGTTATCTGGATTCTCGCAAGGTATACGCACTTCTTTTAACTTCTCTTCCGCCTCAGCCGGGGTCGTGACGCCCCACAACTGGTGTAGCGTCATAAGATTGATTGGGAAAGAAAATATCTTATTACCGAATCTTACCTTCGGCTTGTTGATATAGCTGTTAAACGTTGCAAAGCGATTTACGTAGTCCCATATTTTGTCATTATTGGTGTGGAATATATGGGCACCATATACATGAACGTCAATCCCGCTTCTTTTCTCACTATATACATTACCACCAGTGTGCTGCCTTTTATCTATGACAAGACACTTATACCCCGCATCTGTCATTTCTCTAGCGAATGTTACGCCAAATAAACCTGAACCCACAATCAGGTAGTCGTACTCTTTCATTACTGAACTCCTTTTTGATTAAAATAGTAACCACTAAAGCTTGCGCTTCTTATAATTTGAGAAGCAGACTTCTTTAGACCGATTTTTCTTAGCCTCGCCGCTGTGAGCACAAGGGCCCAATCCCTAAATTTTCCCGGGCTGCTTAACCATGATGGATAAAATTTGATCAAGGCGTCTTCAATCCTTGACATATCTTGGCAGCTCTGTAGCTCTTCCTCGAAGCTACAGAGCTTCTTTACACTTAAGAATGTATCCTCTATATCTCCAGTTAATGGAGGCATTGGACCGTGGTTCTTGTGCATTAGACGACTGGTTTTTATACTGTCGCTCTTCAAAATATCTTCCACCATTCCAAAATGCTTTTCATAGATGTGTAAAGAATTACTTGTATGTGTATACGTACCAACGTCTGCGCCGACTTCGTTTGCAATCATCTCTTGAAAAATAGTGAATGCAGGAATGTCGTATGCAATACCAAACACAAGATCAGAGCTTCTCATATTAACAACCTGGTGTAACTTATTATCCCTAATAAAGAATTGTAGTGCCAGCGTACATGGAACATCTAGCTTTGCGTCGATAGAATCGTCTGGTACCCTTAGGTGCATAACGGCCCTTCTAGAATCTGGATCACGCTTTAGTTCGTTAACGACATATTCTATTTGTGAATATCTTCCTTGCGCAATCTTGTCATGACGCTTAAAAAGACGCGCTCCATAAGCTGAATTTGCAGTAGATCCATCGTCACTAATGTTATTCCAAAATCCTGAGTACTTCGATATCCACTCAGTGCTGTTATTACCTGACAGATACCACACGAGCTCTGCCACCATGTAACTCATACTAAACTTTCTTTTTGAGACATACGGTATTCTGTCTCTAATGTTGTTTATGGTAAACGAAGCGCCGATAATCTCTTTGATGTTTTGACCTCGCGGAGAAGAGTCATATTGAGGGTTATCCATTACCTGTTTAAGTAAGCCTAGATAACACTCTGTAAAGTTTTCGTATGTTCCAAGATGCATTTTCTTACCTCAATTATCAATAAATTTATAGATTAATCATATACGAAGAAGCTTAACTTTACTCATGGAAGTTTGGTACCCGAAATCATTCTTCTTCACTTCTGCGCAGCAAAGACTGTAAAGTGGAAGGTCTGTTTGTCCATCCCAGCCCCAGCAAAACATTCTAAAGTTTTTACCATCCAAGCCAGCTGCTGTGACTAAAAGATATGGCTTCTTATTCTTCGTCAACTTTGCCTTAACATCTGATACTAGAAACCAATATACATCGTGTCCATGGGCATCAATCTCATCTATACAACGTACATCCTTTTGAGCTAATCTATCCTGCACTTTTTCGCTAACAAGCGTTGAAGCGTTAAACGACCCGAAATGCTTCATGCTATTTTCGACCATCTCTCTTCTGGACCAATTTCCTACATCCTCTGTCTCCAGAAGGGCTTCCCTAAAGTTATTACGCCCTCGTTCAGGGTCTTTCTTTGTCCACTTTTTGATATCATTTTGTTTTCCAATAACAACTTCGTGCATCTGCTTATAACTTGTAAATGTCTTTCCTTCACCGATCATATTCATAGATCTAAATGCTCTAATGTTTATTAAGGCTTCTAGTGCACGCTTATTAAATTTAGAGTGACGCCACTTGCCCTCATCTGTCCATAGCAAATCGTCTACAGCTCTATACGGCCTGTTTGCAACTAGCTCATCGATAGCAGACTCACCGATGCCCTTACAAGATAACAGCGATGGCATAAATTTCTTACCATCAAGAATAGTCCAGTTTTTTGTTGCGTAATTGATATCAATGGGAACAACACTGTATCCGAGAGCCTTAACTTCAGCAAACGCCTTGGCACGCTTTTTATCATTACCAGACATCGCTTCTAGATAAGCGCACAACCACTCTTCCTCGAAGTAAGTTAAAAGCCATGCACAGTAGTATGAGTCAATCGCATAACATACAGCATGTGACTTGTTAAACCCATAGCCGGCGAAGAACAGAATCTTTTCATATAGACCGTCTGCTAGTTGGCGGTCTACTCCATTGTTAACAGCGCCGGCGACGAATTGGTCCTTGATACCTCTAGCCTTAGCAAGAGACTCAGCTGCTTCGGACGCCTTACGCTTCATAATACTGCGACGCACTGTGTCTGTTTCCTCCTCTGGGAAACCAGCCACCACAGAACACAGCTTCATGATTTGCTCCTGGAATACAATCAGACCGTAAGTTTCTTCTAGCACTTCCTTGATTAGCGGGTGACCATAATCAATATCATCCGGATTATTTTTGGCGTTGATATAAAGCTTGTCAACCTTTGCGGTCAAAGGACCAGGTCGATAGATAGAAGTCAGTGTTGCAATATCGATGATACTTTTAGGTTTGGCCTTCTTAAATAGGTTTTGGGCACCCCTACCTGCTAACTGAAAGATTCCAGCCCAACGACCCTTAGCGTACACATGTTCATATACATGCTGATCATCCATATCAAGAACCTTAGGATCCATGTTTTTGTTGAACCATTCATACACCTGCTCAAATGTTGGGTTCTCTATTCCTTCTTTACGTTGTAATACTAGCTCAATAGTGCGCTGAATAACACGAAGCGTCTCTAGACCAAGTAGATCAAACTTAATCCATCCAAAGGTTTCGAGATGTTTATAATTCATCCCTTCTGCCCATGGCGTTTGTAGCTCACCGCGGGCTTTAATAAGAGGCATTCTTTCAGCTATGTTTTCAGCGACAATGCAGCCACCCGCATGGCGACCAAGAGCCTTGTTTTGTTTAAACAAGACCTGAATTGGGGCAGCAACCTCTGGATGCGCCTCGATAAACTCCCTGAACGTTTTTGAATGAGCAATTGCATCTTCGTATAATAGAACGAATAGGTTTTTATCAGTACCCTGCTTAAAGACAGCTCGCTTTACATCATCCTCAACCGGGGCTAACGCCTTATTTACTTCGCTAAATGGAATGCCATAAAAGCGAGAGATGTCTTTAACGAGAGACTTAAGCTTGAATGTGTTATAATTGGAAATTGGAACAATGTTTTCATCACCCCACTTGTCTTTCATCATATTGATAAGCAAGTCTCGATCACCTACATCTGTATCGATATCTGGAGCACCTTCACGAGAAGGATTTAAAAACCTACCAAACATAAGGTCATACTCGAACGGATCAACATCTGTTAGCTTAAGAACGTAGGCGACAAGACTTCCTGCAGCGGAACCGCGACCAGGACCTACAAGCATCGCTTGCTTAGCGATTTTAATGATCGCCTCCATAGTCAAGAAGTATCTAGAGAAATTCTTGTCCTTGATAATCTTTAACTCGTGTTTGATTCTTTCGACGTATTTCGGGTCACCCGCTAAACCTCTTTCTACAAGACCTTTCTTACACGCCTCAAGCAGAGCCTTATCATCAGTCATACCTTCAGGCACGACGTACGATGGAAGCTTCATCGTTCTGTCAGGTGTGATTGTAGATATTTTGCTATGAACAATGTCGTGAGGGCGCTCGATGGCGTCCTTGATAACCTGATCATCATAAAAATCCATGCCCGAAGCTGATTCTAGAAAAGTGTCCCACACTTGACCGCTGTTTTTAGGATATAGCTCACACTTGAGGTCTTCCCTTGATTGCGGGAGCTTGGAAGGATCAAACTCCTTATAATTTAACCAACCTAGCTTCTTGTAGAGCTCACGCTCTCTCCAGTGCTCAGGACGAGCATAATGAGAATCCGTCGTGACAACTAATTTATCGTTTAGACCATTGCTATTTGCAAACTCAACAATTGCACGATTTACGAGATGCTGAGCCGGTAGTTTATTAAATTGTAACTCTAAGTGAACATCATCAATACCAACAGCGTCTACAAGACCTTGATATGCATTTCCGACACCTGTCATAACCTTAGAGCGAAACGAATCATCATCCATCAAATTGTGCTTTAGATCATCAAACTCTACTTGCTGCGCATGTTTAAACACCTCGTACGCTATAGGACCGCCAATACAAGCTGTAGATACCATCAAGTGGCCTCCTTCAGCTGCTTCTTTTAGCATCTTATAATCAATACGAGGAAAGCGATAGAAGCCCTCTCTGTAGCCTCTACTCACAAGATGAAATAACCGCTGTAGACCTTCAGAGGTCTTTGGTAAAACGACTAAATGATGTCGTCGCTTGATTGGGTCATAAAACTTGCCAGACTTCGTTTCTTCCTCATTCTCGACCGTAAGGCCTGCTTCAGATTTTCCGATATCCACAATCTCATCATCGCCATCAACAATAGCTGTTAAAGGCGTCGTGATGGCTTCTCTTTGCGCTCGCAGGATGTGTAGCGATTCCTTATCACCCTTCTTTGCAGCTTGACGTATCTCCATGTCGAGGTTCCATGCCTCTAGATCAGGGTGTACGTACATTTCGCAGCCTGGTACAAACTTAAATTTACCTCCGCGCTTGTGTATCTTTTCAGCGTGCAAAAATGCGTGACCGAATGAGTTCATGTGACCGTGGTTAGTAAGACACCAGCCGTCCATACCATTCTCTATGACATAATCGATGTGTTCTTGAGGGTATCCTAAACCATCGAAGGTACTAAACCCGTCATGAGAGTGAAGTGATATAAACTTGTTTGGTGCGACTAAATTTGTCTTACGCATTATGTTTCTCCTGATTGCACTGACCTCTTATTATAATCTTGAACTAAGAGATTTTCACAAGTTCTACATATATAATATGTCTGAATCTGGCCTACAATACAGCACTTCTCCGTAGGCCAAGACCGTAATATCATATTTATCGACTTCAAGAATAAGCGCTGAAGACTTTTGGTCTAGAAGATATCCAGACCCATCATCACTAAATGCTTTTGTAGGTGAGCGAAAGGTAATAAGAGAGCCTGGATTGCTACTTCTGTAGACCTTTTTCTTCATTATCTTTCTCCAATTGCTCAATTATAGACACTAATTCTTCAATTTTCACAATGATACCTTTGTTGGAGAAAAATAGTTGAGCGATGTTTGCTCGTATAGATGGTACGCCTATGCTTTCGCCCCATAGCCACTCTAGACTTTTCTCTATTGTACTTATCTCTGACTTTACATCACTAACCCTATTTTGAAGAATAGGTATTGAGGCGGCGTCAGTTGTATTAGACGGAATCCCTAGCTCTAGAGCTAAGCCTAGCAGCTTAGAAAACTCGCCTTCAGACATCGCGTCACTTGACTCAAGGAATATCTTCTTTAATCGTGACCGATTAAAATCGTCAGAAGATCGATCAGGATGTGCAATAAGAGCTATTTTTCTATACAGCTTCTTAGCCCACTCAGGAGCAGCTATCTTTTCCTGCGTCGGTTGCTCAGGATGAGCATCATCCTTGGAGCCAACTCTCTCCCATCCGGCTTCAGTCTTTTTCCACTCCTGATTTTTTGAATTAGGATCTAGACTGACGGTGTCGGTAGTATCGTCAGAGAAGGTATCTTTATTGTTGACTTGATCATTAATTAAACTATGATCCTGAAGTCTAGACTCTACAGCAGACATGTCTCTAACATATTCTTTAGAATATTCGTCAAACAAAAGAGATGCATCTGTTTTATACGTCTGGAGCATTCGAAGCTCAGACTCTAGTAGCGTGATTTTTCTTTTTACTATTCTTGGCGGTAAACTCATATATCTAAGTATGAGACAATTTACCCATCCAAACGATTACAGATCTTATTATGCTTGTCTTTATACGACTTGAAGAATTCATCACTATCTACGCCTACCAGCACAAGTATTGCAGTAAAATATTTATAAGCATCAATCATTTCTTCAAGAAATTCAGCTCTATCAAAATCGCCAGATCCGGTTCTATGATCTTTCCAGTTTTTAAGATGTAATAAAGCTTCGAATAGCTCTTCCATACCACGGAAGGCAAACTCTCTAATTGCTTTTTGGTTCTTCTTATCTGTTAAGTCAACAGGCCATGGTGGATAAGCATCGGGAATATGCTTATTGATTTTTACCATGAAGTCTTCACGAAGAGAAAATATTTCTTCTAAGCGATCATTAGACATTATTCAGACTCGTTTTTCTCATTAGAGTCTTTAGACATTTGGTCCGCTTCTTCTAGCAAGCGACTTAGGTTTGCTTGAAATGTTTCAAGATATTCCGGCGATACTTCTATCTTTTCTTCGACGGTAACAAATCGTGCTGAACGCAGGTTGTCTACGACGTCTGTCCCGGTAAGTATTGCTATTTGAAGCAATTGAGCTATGTGAGAAATTGTATTGTCTGTAAGCTGTAGATTATTCATTTTGGCTCCTTATTCTTAGATTATTATAATAAACAATCCTAAGTGTTTATGCCAAAATTAACTAACCATAAACTTTGCTGCCCACGCCCAAAAAGCCATGCCAAATTGGACAACCGCAAAAACGGTGATTGCTTTTGTCTTAAATTCCTTTAGTTGCTCAATTTCTTGCATCGCTTCTTTAAGCTGTGACGGGGATGCAACATCGTCTACCTTGTCTTTCCACACCTTAAGCTCTTCAACCCGGTCTTCTCTTACTTGCATCTTAGCTAGTTCTTGCTTAACATCCTGTAGCTCAACCCTTAGCGAATCGATTCCACTAGCAAGCGTTTCAAGCTCTTTCAACACTAGTCTAGAGTATTCTGCCCAACCATTCTCAGACATCTACATTCTCCTTGCCACAATCATAATCAGGGTCAATAAGGATAAGCAAAGAATTAATTTTCTTTATGATGTTTTTCTTATTTGATGATGGATCGCTTGCCAGCTCTTTAAGTGATCTTAACTCGCCTACAACAGCATCTTTAATCGCAAATGCCTGCTTCCATTGTGTCTGGTTGTTACAAAGCTTTTCCCTAAGCTTACGTAATTTGCCTATTGATTCCTTAGCACAATTATCCATAATAAAAACTCCAATATAAAGAACGTTCACATGGTTAAGTATACGAAGATCAGGTGTCTATTCTATAGAATTTAGCGATTTTTGATAAGCGCCAACAGACTCCGGCCATAGTCCACTTGCTATCTCAAGACAGGCATTTGCAACTTGTTGGATTTCCCATTGGGCACCGTCATGAGTCCTTAAACTCACAAACTTAAGTAAGTTAGACAGGTTAACTGTACCGTAATATTCGGTATATAAGCTTTGCGGTAAAACACCTCGAGCTTGCTCTCTGCAAACCCCTACTTCCATCAACCGGCTGAATAGGGTTAGACATGATTCGTGGTGCTTTTTAATACAAGAAGATGCAGTTATACCAAAGCCTGAATCACTTAGGTCTGGATAGACAACAGGATTAATAGAATCTATATTAGAGGCCTGTCTATTGGATTTATGCTGGGTTCTAAATTTTTCTGGCTCGTAAAATGACATGTCGAACTCTGTATATCTACGACTTATCTCGTTATAGCTCCATGTTCTATGACGATGGTGCTGACTTCTTATAAAAAGCGGAACCTTAAATCTAAAAGTTATAACGTTGTGTTCAAAAGTGCTCGTATGCTTATGTTTAACAAGATACTTGATGAGCTTCTTATCTTTTTCGTCAAGTGTATCCTTATGTTTACCAAATGATACTCTTGCGCTATTTACGATCGTCAAATCATCGCCCATGTGGTCGACATATTCTACGAAACCAATACCATCATTATACAGATCAATCTTTTTTTTCATAAACCTATTATAGAATGCCGGCGAGTTTGTTCATTCTTTTAATAAACCGCTCTTGTAGAAGATCATGCTCTCCATAGAACTTTTTGTCTAGATAGCCATGTACCGCTTTTTTGACTGTGTTCCTAGTTAGTGTTCCAACAGCCTCGTTACTCTTCTTTAATATCGCGGCAGCCATGTCAGGAGCCATATCTTCAAGGCTTTGAAAGTTTTTCTTCGCAAACTTCTTACCCTTTACAAGCGTTTCTTCATGCTCGGAGCGCCATGCAGCGATTTCATCAGAAACAGCGGATGATAACTCATCTCCAGATCCGTCGATAGCTCCAAAGACTGCGTCTTTTAAAGATAGATACCTTTCTTCCTTATCAATTTCTTCACCAGCTTCTCCTTCTAGAGAATCTTTCCAGCTATCGAGCGCGGTCTCTATAGCACCTTTAATTGGACCGGAAGAATCCATCTCTGCTTCTAGCTCATCTGAAGGGTCTGCTGCTTCTTCATCAGCTTCTTCACCTTCACCACTTGCTATTTCTGCTGCTTCTTCCTCGGACGCTTCCAGCGCGGCCAGAAATTCGTCAACATCTATTTCTCCATCCTCTAGCGTTCCTTTAAGCTCGTCAGGATCATCTAGCGTTGCAGAAAGTTTTTCTGGATCAATACCTGCAACATCTGCTGGTTCTTCAAGCGCTTCTAAAGCTGCTTCTTCATCTTCCTCTGATGCTTCTTCAAAGGCTGTAGCGACTTCATCTGCTACTCCTGTAATGTCTTCCATTTCATCTTCAGAAAGAGCAGATCCTTCGGCGCCCTCTAGATCAGATACTTCTTCTTCAGCTTCCCCGATTCTATCCAAAAACGCATCGATATCAAAGTCTTCTTCTTCATCCATGGCATCCTGAATTGCATCAGGGTCGTCTAAAATATCGGCTAGTTTTTCAGCTTCTATTCCGATTTCTTCTGCCGGGGCTTCCAAAGCTTCTATTGCAGCTTCTTCATCTTCCTCTGATGCTTCTTCAAAGGCTGCAGCTAACTCGTCGGTTGCGGCTTCAACTTCTTTTGATTCTTCTTCGCTTCCCTCTGTTTCCTCAACGACCTCTTCTTCTGCGGCCTCTAGATCTGCTATAAATTTATCTAGCTCAAGATCCTCTTCCTCAACAGCATCCTCTAATTCCTCGGGGGTGTCAAGCAAATCTGCCAACTTTTCAGGTTCAATACCAAGTTGCTCAGCTGGCTCTTCTAACGCTGACTCAACAGCCTCAGGATTTTCTTCCTCGAATTCCTCGTATTTGTCTAATAACTCTTTCGCGGCATCTGCTAACTCTTCACCGCCGGCCTCTTCGTCACCCTCATCCTGGACTTCATCAACAATTTCAGGAAAGAGATCGATAAGCTTCTGCATTTGGTCTGGCGAAAAGTTTTTCGGATTACCAAGAGGACTTTTTGGATCGTCTATCTTATTCTTTTTACCCCAGTCATCGCCAACAGCTTTTACGTCAGCTGGGTCTACAGGATCATCAACTTGTGGTGGCGTTGCGTCCTCTACACCCTTCTTAAGATCACCTAGTCGACCTTTCGCATTAACACGCTTTTTCTGTCTATCAGAAAGCTGGTCTTCCCAATCGTCTATAGCTGTTGTTATTGCCTTCTCGACAGCTTCTTCATCTTCTTCTGGGTCTGGGGCATCAGCGATTGCTTTGTCAACGATGTCTTCGACCTCGCCCGGGTCATCCTCAGGGTCGTCTTCCTGTAACTCTTTAGGTAAGGACTTAAGAACGTCAGCAACCTTTTCAGGGTCAGCGTCACCATCTTCTAATACGTCATAAAGTTCTTCTTTATCGCCTTCATCAGCGTACTTAAGACCAAGTGCTAAATCAGCACCGTCTATATCACCGCCCATTTGCTTAGCCGGCTCTTTAAGATCTTCCTCAGCCTGCTCTTCATCCGCCTCAAACTCCATAGCAACTTCAGCAGCTGCTTTGTCTAGTACGGGCTCTATTTTTTCTTTTGCTGCATCATCAAATGATTGCTCTATTAATAAAGGACGCTGACCTAAGCCAGCTAGTTCGTTTAATCTTGTAAGGTGATAATCTACCCCAGCATTTCCAGACATTATGTCAAGCGCTTTGTGAACAAACTTATTTACGTAGCTTGTTGTCATTACAAATCGATTTTCGTTAGACTTCTTTAGAATATTTGTTGCAAGGTCCGGTACTAGGTCTTCAAGCGCTGCAAAGTTTGCTGTCGTAAATTTTTCACTAGCGACTAGCGACTCTTCATTCTCTGTGCGCCAATCCGCAATAGCTTGCTTAATTGCGCCAGACAGTTTATCTTCTACACCGTCAACAGCACTAACCATACCCGTCTTTAAATCTTCGCCCCTATTTTTAGCAGATAATGCCCCTTGAGCAGACTTTGAGATGCCATCCTGCCAGTCATCGTACATTGTTGCTAAACCAGCCTTAGGACTGTCTTCATCTTCGGCAGCTTCAATTTCATCAGAAGGATCTAATTCTTCAGCCGCATCGTCGGAAATCTCTTCTTCCGCAACACCTTCTTCTTCCATTTCTGCTGCCGCATCAGCCATGGCTTGTTCAATAGCTTCAGGGTCTATATCTTCGTCTTCCTCAGCTAGATCATCGACGGCTTCGGGATCCTGGACAATCTGCTTTAATTCATCAGCCTCTACGCCTGCTTCGTCTGCAGCAGCCTCAATTTTTTCTTGAGCAGCATCGGGGTCTTGCTTGGCTAGTAGCGCTATTAAATCCTTAAAGTCGATTGATACTTTTTCAACAGCCTCAACTTCTTTTTCAGAAGCGCCTTCGCCTTCGCCTTCTTTACCACCTGCGCCACCAGCCATTGCTGTACCAGTAATATCGGTTGCACCAGCCGATGCTTCTTTAGTCTGACCAATCAATTGCTTTTGTAAGGTGTCGACTTTGATAGCCATTAATCCTTCAGCTGTTAGTTCTTCAAGCCCTTTTACAACTTGGTCTGGCTTTAATTTTACGGAAGACTTGCCCTTAAAAAGAGATTTAAAGAAACCCTTGACCTTTCCGAACATTCCTTCAGCTTCAGACTCAGCCTCTCGAGCGCCGGCACCCCAGGCTTTCGTGAACCACTCAGGTGTCTCGTATTCTGCTGTAACCTCACTCCAGTATTTGTCAGCGGAGGGATCATCTCCCATGAGTTCCTTGAGTGTCTTTTTCAGGTCTTCAGCAGAGGCTTTTTTAATTCCCTCGCCAGACATTTCTTGCATTTTCCTGATAACGGAAAGAACCTTAGCTGCTTCTTCCGCAATATCCTGAACTTGGCGACTGAATTCTGAGACTGCTTTTTGATCGCTTGGATCTTCAGGGACTTTTGCAGGGACCTTTAAGATTGGCTGGATTATATTCTTAACAAAACCCTTGGACTTAGACTGTGTGCCAATTAATGTTATGACCTTATCTATTTCCGTAAGAGTTTTGTTAAGCTCACCTGATTCTTTGTCTGAAAATTCCTCGAATAGAAGTCTCTTCAAATTATAGCCTTCTACAAGGACCTTACCATCGATGGCTGCTTCATGAAGTGACTGCAGCTTGAGTCGACTCACTAGATATGACGTTCTTTTGATTGACATAATACATAATCCCTAAAATCACTAAACTAAATATGCAGAAACTAGCGTTTAAATTAAGCCGAGAAGCTATAAACACTCGCCACGACTCGATAAGGATCACAGTTTGACGCAGGACGTCTATCTTCAGCGTAGCCTTTCCATTCAGACTGCACAGTTGCTGTTGGTATTCTTATAGATGTATTTCTAGATGCAATGCCATAAGAAAACTTATCGTAGCTGGACGTTTCATGCAATCCCGTCATTCTGCTTTCATTGTTTGATCCGTAACGTAGCATGTCGCTGATGTGACTATTCGATGCTTTTTCCATAATACTAATAAATAGTCCTTCCGTACCTTCATCGCGCATTTTTGTGGTAGAAAAATTTGTATGACATCCTGAACCATTCCACCCAGCGTAAGGCTTAGGCGCCCATTCAACACCTACATCTTGAGTTTCAGCCATTATTTGTAATAGGTATCTACTCATCCATAGGTCATCACAAGCTTGTAGCGCGTCCTTAGCAAATACCTGATATTCCCACTGTCCTGGACTTACCTCGGTATTATACCCAACAACCTTAATACCTACCTTGTTACATAACGCAGCATGTTCCCTAACAAGATGACGATGCTTTATAGGACCCCCAGATGAACAATAGTATCTGGTGTCATTGATCGGCAAGCCATCTTTTGGCCATAAGACGTTTTTTCCGGCCTTAGTTAGAAAGTACTCTTGCTCAAAGCCGACCCATAAACCTGTGTCACCAACTTCCTCTATCACGGTTCTTAAATTATACCTGTGATTTGTTTCATGAGGAGTCTTTTTGTCGTCAGGAATGCACACCTCACATAGTACCGTATAATGCGTTTCTGAAAGCTGATATACTCTTTTAGGGACTAACAATCTCTCAGAGTCAGAAGTGGTTGCCTGGCACGTCGACGAGCCATCAAAATTCCACTCTGATATCGGAAGGTCAAACTTCCCGTTCTCATCAAGAAAAACATCCTCTACGCGTGTTTTTGACCTTACAAGCGGAGACTCAAGTCCGTCAACCCAAACATAGTCTATATGAATAATCATTTATTTCTTTCCTTTATTCAAAGTCAATGTCTACCGATACCTTTATATGCAGCTTAGGTACCCTCAATTGATTTGCTAAATTATGCTTCTTGGTTTCATCCGCGTCTAGAAACCAGTCTGCATGCTTCTTTTTGTCGACTATCTTCATAAAGTGATCATCTTTTTTACCACAATTTCTAGCCATCATTGTATAGATCTTGGTATTTAATCTATCCGCTTCCTTAGCACCGGCCTTGAGTTCTTCTACCTTACCAAAGTCCATACTGGATACGTCATGAATCATGACTGTCGCATTGGGATCCATAAACCTTAGACCTTCTTCCCCAAATGAGAATAAGATTGCGCCGCAACTCATTGCCTTACCTTCTACTATAGTAGCAACAGGAAGCTCTGAGTGCTGTATTGCGCTTATCATAGCCATTAAGCTATAGACTTGCCCACCATAAGAATCTATAACAACTGGTATAACTTTTTGACCTGTATTATGCGCGGCAGCCATCTCTAGCGCGAACTTTTTAGCAGCGTCTTCGTCGAACTTATTTACCCTTATGATAACAGGCTGCTTTCTTAACTCTATTTCTTTGACCTTTGGGTCGATGTTACTTGTCCAATGCACTGTTTTTTCTCCTATAATCTTTTATCGCTGCTTTTATCGCATCTTCAGCAAGAACAGAACAATGTATCTTTACTGGCGGTAGCGAAAGCTCTTTAACTATATCTATGTTCTTGATTTGTTCTGCTTCATAAATCGTTTTTCCTTTTACCAACTCCGTGACTAGAGATGATGATGCTATGGCAGAGCCGCAGCCAAACGTTTTAAACTTCGCATCCTCTATTATACCGTGACTATTAATCTTTAGCTGTAATCTCATAACATCACCACAAGATGGTGCGCCAACAAGGCCAGTGCCAACGTTAGAGCTACTCTTATCGAGAACGCCAACATTTCTTGGATTGTCATAATGATCTATTACCTTATTAGAATATGCCATTAGTTATCCGCACTTTGATGAGCCGCATGTAAGACAAATTGCACACCCCTCTTGGTATACGACATTGGGATCTTCACAGCAATTATCAATTACGCCATTTCCAGCCTTAGTACCGTCTGCGATATATTTTTTAAGACACCTAGCTGTAACTTTTGCAAAGCTGAACAAATCGGCGTCTCTATCCTTTTGTAGCTGCTCTACCATATATTGTACTGGCACACCGTGGCGTAATGCCAGCGATATAGTCCTCGTGAAGGCAGAGTGATTAGGGTTGTCAAACACCTTGACGATATCTTTTATAACAAACTCATCGCCGCTTGACCCGATCGTTAAGTCGTACTTAGAATTAACAGATTTTCTAGACCTGCGACGAATCAAGCCTACGGTATACTTTCTGGGGATTTCAACATACTCAGAAAGACCGCCGATAATCTCATATGGCTTTCCATTCATAAGCCCGACAAGTATTGTCCAGGCCTCTCCTTGTATTTTAGCTTGGTGAATATCACACTCAAGCTCTTCCGGTCTCTTAGGGGCAGACCTATATGAAACATCGTTACTTTCTCTAGGGTCTTCTTCGCTCTTGTTGTCTGAAGCTACAAGTACACCGGATCTGCTACCATCTCTATAGACTGTAACACCCTTACATCCGGTTTCCCAACCCCGCATATACACATTCTTGACTGTGTCTACGGTTACATCCGATGGCAAATTTGTCGTATTTGAGATTGCATGGCACACCCATTTTTGTGCGGCAGCTTGTAGATCAACTTTTGATACCCAATTAATCTCATTTGCAGTTGCGCCGGCGTATGGGCTCATTTGTACCAGACCATCATTATCTATCGTGGCATCCTCACTGATAGTATCACCAATTACCGTGTTCATCCACTTTTTAAATCCGTGATGATATACCGTGTATTCTTGCCACTTATCTCCAGAATCATCTATAAAATCAATTCTTGCAGTCTGATCTTGACCTGTCAATTTCTTTCTGCGCGTGTAATGAAGCATAAATGCCGGCTCAATACCGCTTGTTGTTTGTGTCAGAACAGATACTGAACCAGCTGGAGCTGTTGTCGTAATCGCTATATTTCTTCTACCATACTTTTTAGACAGCTCTTTTATTTCTGGATCTGCATCGAATATGCGCTGAATAAACTTGTGATTTTTTTCCTTACTAAAATCGTATACACCAAAAGGACCTCTTTCTTTTGCCAGTAAACAGGACGATCGATACGCGGATATAGATAAAGTCTTGTATATTTTTTCTACCATACTAATTGACTTTTTGGATCCGTACTGAATGCCAGACATTGCTAGCGCGTCACCTAATCCGGTAATACCTAGACCTGTGCGGCGACCTTTGAGGGCAACTTCTCTTACGTTAGTCCACAAATCTTTTTCTATTCTCTTAGCAGAACTAGACTCTGGATCTTGCTCTATTTTAGAAAGAATTTTATCTACCTGCTCAACCTCAAGGTCAATCATGTTATCCATAAGGCGTTGGGCCTTCGATACAATATCTGACATCTTTTCATAATCAAAGCTGGCTTTTTCTGTAAACCCTTCTTTGACGAAGCTCGTTAAGTTTAGAAGCATTAAGCGACAGCTGTCGTACGGAGATAATATGATTTCCCCACAAGGGTTTGTTGATACAGATCCAAAACCGTCATCAGCATAAGCATCAGACGGAGTCATATCTAACGCGGTGTCCCAAAATAGTACACCAGGTTCTGCAGAACTATGGGCTCCTTCTATGATTTGATGCCATATTTCTGACGCATTATCCATAGCACTAATTTTTGGATTTTTTGAAGTTACAGGCCACCTTAGTTCAACCTGCTTATCTTCTTTAACTGCGTTCATAAACTCGTCAGTTACACGAACAGAAATATTTGCCCCAGTTACTCTTGACAAGTCCTTTTTAATTTTAACGAAGTCTCTTATCTGCGGGTGATGAACTGATATTGTTAACATCAGTGCACCGCGGCGACCACCTTGCGCAACCTCACGACAAGAATTTGAAAAGCGGTCCATGAATACTTCTATACCGTCTGTCGTACGAGCAGCGTTAGCAGTTGTTAGTCCTCTAGGCCTTATGGTGCTAAGATCAAATCCCACACCGCCGCGGCGTTTGGCAATTTGAACCAGCTCTTGATCAGATTTTAGAATTCCGCCGTAGCTGTCTTCTGGCGCTGGAATCACAAAGCAATTGGACAATGACTGTATTCTTGACCCATTACCAATACCTGACATTGGCGACCCTTGAGGCACTACATACTTAAAGTCCTTTAGAAGTTTGTATATCTCGTCACTAGACATAGGGTTAGGATATTTGCTTTCAATTCTTGAAAGCTCTCCAGCTATTCTTTTATGCATATCATCAGGACTTTTTTCTAAAAAAAGACCATCCTTATTCGTAAGAAGATATTTTGTTACGATAACATTGGCAGCAAGTTCATCGCCACCGAAATATTCTAAGCATTCATCGTATGCCTGCTGATACGTAAAAGTTTCGCTCATGTTGCTTTTCCTCATTCACCTATACTCTATTAATTTCTTTCCACTTCTTCTTAATTAGCTCTTTAACTTCCTTCTTTTCATCACGCTGAGCCTCTGCAAGTGATGACGCTTCGCCTTCTACCACCTTAATACTAGAACACGCTGTATCAATGTGTATAGGAAAAAGAATTCCGTCCTTGCCAGCTCTATTTTTTGCGATAAAAAGCCTACCTGAACCTGTCGCTTTTTCAGCAGGTTTTCTAGAGATAGATATCACAAGATCAGCGACCATGGCCTTACCGTAAGCTTCAGACATATTCTCTAGACCAACAATGTCAGAATTTGCAGAATCTCTGTTTGCCTGGCTGGCGGTCCATATAGGGATACGCATTTCCATAGCAAGATTTCTTAGCTCTTCATAAATTAGCTTTAGCTCATGTCGTAATGAGTCATATTGTCTTGTTGACCTCATGATATCAGCGTAATCGATCAAAATAACAGACGGCTTAAAATTTCTGAGCGTTAATTTTTCTATATGGTTTCGTATCGTGGTAACAGAAGCTGCGCCGGTTGGGTATTCTTTGATTATTAATCTACCTAAGTCGCTATTATTCTTTTCGTAAAAGTCTTCAACCTTCTTCTTATTATCTCTAACATCCGATGACGGTATGTTACAAAGGTTAGAGTCGTATCTAATTCCAACAGCTGATTCTGTTAATTCAAAAGTATAGTGTAGCACATTCTTGCCATGTCTCATTGCGTTCGCGCCCATTTGAACTAAATAGTGAGACTTTCCTACGCCTGTATTCGCTGTTACAACACCAATTTCACCTCTGCCAAGGCCGCCGGCCAGAATGTCTTTATGGTCAAGCTCTGGTATACCTGTTGGGCATACACGTCTGTCTATTTTTTGAAAACGAGCCTCAATATCTTCAAAGAAATCATGACCAACAGTATTTGGCATACCAATCGATATCGCTTCTTTCATTAACCCAATGACTGATTCAAAATTGCCGCCGCCTATTAGTTCAACAGATTGCTCCAGCGCTTCTTTGAACGCCTGCCTCTTGCAAAAGTCTAGAGACCTTTCTTTTACATAAGCAATATCACCAGGATTCGGATTTTCCCTCATCCTTATCAAGTATGAAACGATTTGATCTCTTAGTATTATATCACCGTCTTCACTTAGCGATTCTTTAATAATACTAATCAACAAAGACTGAGTTGGAAAACAACGATATTGATTAAAGTATGCGAAATATTTGTCACAAAGATATTCTAGATATCTTAACTCAAAAAAATCTGGCCTCATAACCTCGACCATCTGTGCAGACCACTTTAGATCTGTTAATAAACCTTGAAAAATCTTTTCTTGAAACGGTTTATTATACTGGGAAAATTGCCCAGAAGGCAAATCACCTAAAATTGCTGTCTTAGTTGTTGCAGATGGGGCCATTTCTACTTCTCTCCTCTATTTAGCGTCTTTAAAATCATAAAAAGCTTATCGTAGTCAACATTATCAATTTGAAGCCTCATAAGACTTTTAATAAATTCAAGCTTATTTCTTTTCGGAACAAATTCTGATATCACACCGTCTACCTTCATTGCTTGAGATGCAGAAATATTTCTGGATCCTAAATACATTAATTTCCAGTTCTTTTTGACTACTTTTTCATACTCAATGATACTATCATATAGTTTTAACTTACGTTGTTCTCGAAGTTTTCTACATTCAGTAACTATGTCATCAATAGTGATATTGCTCTTTATAGAAAAAGCTGGAAACCTCTTTGATAAACTTTTAAATCCTGCTCCAGGGGCACCTTTTAGCCCGTCAGAAGCATCACCAACAAAGCACCTAGCAAGACAAAAATTTTGCGGATGAATACCAAATTTTTCGATAACAGAGTTTTCATCCCATTGTTTTTTACTACCTGGTGACCATACAAGTACTCTGTCATTGATTAGCTGATAGAAGTCTTTGTCTGTCGACACTATTACACATTTATTAGACATAAATGTATAATTCGTTAAATATGCTATGACATCATCTGCTTCACAGTCAGAGACATATACTTGCTTTATCCCTGCTTTTCTTAGCAAGGACACAAGCTGCGCTACTTGAGAATTTCTGTTCTCCACAGTGTTGGGTATATCTTCATAAAAGCGGTTTAGCTTTACTGGCTTTCTTCCACCTTTGTAGGAGCTATCAATCGCCCTTCTGCGAGGTGATCCGCCGCCTTCCCATACAACTATTAGATCAGATGGTTGATACCTCTCACAAAGCAGCTGTAGACCTTTTATAAAACCTACGATCCCACCAACATGTTCACCATTTGCGTCTAAAGAAGGGTTGGCAGCCCAGTGTCTATAGAAAACATTAAGACCATCAACAATAAGCGTTGGTCTTGTGTTAGACATCTAAATCTTCTATTCCTTCAAGGTTTAAATCTAGTGATATAGCTCTTACTTCTTCGTACGACTCAGTATCAACAACCGCTTCGTCATTATCGCTTAACTTTCTTAACATGCAGTCTTCCAGCACTGCTTCGACATATTTGTTATACTGAGGATCTTTCCAAACCTCTCCAAAATCCGCTTTATAAAACTTTTTCTCTATTAAAACTTCACCAGTTTTTGAGTCTGTCACTATAAGATTTTTCCATGATGACGTCCCGCTTATACAGATAACTTTACCAGCAACAGTGACCTCACCATGCTTTCTTAACTCGTCAAAAACTTGCTCATGCTCTACGATACCTTTTCCGAAATGAATTTCAAAGTTACATTCCCGAAATGGTGGAGCGACCTTGTTTTTAATAGTTTTTGCACGAACATGAATCCCGATAACTTCTTTAGCTTTGTTTGTTATTTGCTGGCCGGCGCCGAGCTTAATCCGCACTGAGGAATGAAAGGGTATAGCTTTACCTCCGGGTGTGGTGGTAGGATCCCCATACATAACGCCAATCTTAGTTCGCGTTTGATTCAAGCATATAAGCAAAACATTCTGGTTGGCTATAACTCCGGTAATTTTTCTCATTCCTTTTGAAATTGCTCTAGCCTGTAGACCAATAGAGTTTTGATCGTAGTCGCCTGTTAGCTCAGCCTTAGGACTAGTTGCAGCTACGGAGTCCCAGATTATCGTAACCGGGACATCTTTATCCATAGCTTTTGCTTTTAGTATTGTGGATTCAGCAATGGCTAAAACCTCTTCTGTACAATGCGTATCGACATAAACAAACCTCTTGCTAATATCTACACCAAGTAATGAAAGGTTTTCTACGCTCGTTGCATTCTCTGTATCAATATATACAACAATTCCCCCAGCTGCCTGTGTTGATCTTGCAATCTGGATAGCAATATGAGACTTTCCTATTGAAGGTGGGCCAAATATTTCTACTATGCGACCTTCTGGTAATCCGCCATTCGGTCGATTAGCTATGATATAGTCTAGCTGCTTTGACCCTGTACTAATCCACCTATTTACATGAGTTGGAGACTCGTCTGTCGACAGATTGTAGGCTACTCGAGAGCCATGCTCTTTGTTTAAAGACTTTATTAAGTCAGAGGTAAATTCATCATTAACGATATTTTTTTTCTTTGCCATTATAACTCCATTAGATCATAGACAACTATAAGGAAAAACAGTCATGTGTTCAAAAAAAAGGGAGGGTTAACCCCTCCCTTTTTAAAAATAAGCGTAATCCTAGAAGTCGTCTTCTAGATCCGCGAAGGCATCATCGAGACTCTTGAACTTTGTGTCAACACTATCAGATGATTTTGTGGTAGCAGAAGATTTGCTTGTACTAGATGTGGTGGTATTACGAGATGTACCAAAACTATTTTGGACCTGTTCGTCGTCACCATTTAGCCAATCATTTACGACCTTAGTCAATACGTCGTATGACTTTTCTTCATACATATCTTCAAGTACAGGAATATTGTCGATCCACTCCTTGGCTCGCTTGTTATCTTCGCATAGCGTAGATTGCTTACCGCGAGGGCGGACTTCAGTCGTTGCCCATTGACGACCCGGAGCCTTTGTACACACGACCTTGATATCGCGGCCGTCCATCGCATCGGTGATATCACCATAGTCTTCATCCAGCATAATATTCAATAAAGACTGATACACTGTCTTACCAAAAGACCAAATACGTACCCCTTTTTCTTCCTCACCGCGTACTACAACAGGAGCGTAATATCGAGCCTTCGGATAGAGCTTCTTCGCCAGTTCGTATGATTCCTTTGTACCTTCATCGCGCAGCTTAGTAATAAGCTCTTGAATAGGATCCGGCTTACCAAACTGATATGGTGCCAGTAGTCCGGGGTTGCTACCGATGTTATAGTAGAACCATCGTTCCGAAAACGGTAGACCGTCTTCATTTCCCGTAAATGCGATAAGTCGAACTACAGACTCTTCACCTTCTTGGGGACGCCACATCGTGTTACGTCGAGAATTTGTGCCAGAAAGCTGGCCTAGCTTCTTTCGAAGCGCATCAAAATCAATTGCCATGTTAACCTCCAATGTTTAATGTGCAATGTGCAATTATCTAACTGTCCTAAGGACATTCTTAATATAATAGTAATCCGCTATTTTTTCAAAATTTAGTTTAATTTTTATTTTTCTTGCTAAGTCTTTTTTTGTGGCTTTTTTTTATATCATCAGGATAGGTTGGTCCGGTTCCGAGTGGAGTAACCGCACCGGCGATGCCGGCAACAGATTGCTCGTGATGACCTTCTTCTCTCTCGTCCTCAGCGCTTTCATCTGGTTCACCCAAGACTTCTTCTTTGAGAATGATTCTGATTAGCTCTCTAAGACTTTGCATGAATATAACTATTCAGTAAAACGATTACTAGCCTCGACTTCAAAATATTGTGGTTCGCACTTTGACAGATTATCACTTAACCACTTTGATTCAAGCTCTGCTTCCGATAAGTTATTTACTGACTTCCACCAGCAACCTAAGTCAGGGTTCCATCTGAAGCGTCGTTGTTTTAGCAGGTGATTTTCTTCTCGTAAAGACCCAGCTGCAAAAACATGATAATCAGATTCTATAGCATTTTGAAGCATTTCTTTCATGTAAGATTCTTTTCTTAAAAGATGCAGCGTGGCGTCAACGTCTGCTATCGCATTATGAGAATCGTAAAAGAAACCATGCCATGCGCATAGCACTTCTAAAGCCTTAGAGCATCTACAAACTTCTGTCCAGTCCACTTGGGTCATCGAACATGACCAAATAACATCAGTAGGTACAACTTGACCATTTTTTCTAAGTGCCGCTTCGACCCACTTTCTATCAAAGCCAGCGTTGTGACAAACAACAAATTGACACTTACTTAATATCTTAGCAACTTTATCCCATGGAATGCTTTGTCCAGTCAAATCATTATCATCAAATCCTGTAATATCTTTGATTATTTGATCTAGCGGCTCAGACGGTTCTTGTAAATAAGCTACCGACTTTTTAATTCCTGAAACTTCACCGGTTGATGGGTTGACAAAGAAAGGCCTCATGGCGATCTGAATTACTTCATTTGTGGTATGGTTTAGCCCAGTCGTTTCAACGTCTAAAACAATCGCAGGAACATCACCCTTGATAGGGTCACGATCAGGGGTGTCCAGATTAATTAATTTTTGTATTGTTACTATACCGTCTTGTTCTAAATGCTTCATTAAGAACCTCCTTCATTTAATAATATAAAGAGGCAGCTAGTAGTACAAGCTTAATCTACCAGGAGTTTCTAGTATCAGATACGTATATGATTATTGATCCATCATCTTGAGGACCCACTTGAAGAGGGACACTTAAACTTAGCTTACCAGAGTTTTTTGCGCCAAATAACGTGTGCTGGATGTATTTTATTCCGTTTCTTTGATCAATCGCAGTAGGTGTTGTCATAATACCCTTTTTACCACCCTTGGTGATTGTCGCAAGACCAGAATATGCTTGACCCATTGTCTCATTAGTAAAAGCCTGTTTTAGTATATCAGATACACCTGATAAATCAGCTCCAGTCTTATCAATGCCAAGACGCTTCATTAAAGCATCTGGATCAGAGTCCGCTAAAGCTCCTGCTTCTTTAACCTGTTTGCTCCATGCACCACGACCAACTGATACCCCTATTTCACCAGGTTTGGTATCTTTCTTTTTTGGCTTTTTTGGTTTCTCTTTTTTTTCTGACTTGGTACCAGACACATCACTTTGTTCAAGTATAGCCTTTCTAACAATGTCTCTAAAATCTAACTCATCCATTTTTTTTAAGCTCCGTAATCTTTAGTGGAAAATTTCCCAGCCCTTTAATCTTAAACCCTTCATATAAGTATTCATTAACCCTGCTTATTTTTGATGGATCAGCTTCGAAGATAAGAGCGTCATGAATTACAAATAAAGGCGTAACCTCATTATGAAATATTCTAGTGAATTCCTCAAACCCAAGAAGCGATATGTCTACAGCTGTAGACTGTAAGAAATTGTTTATCAAAATGGAGTCTCTAGCGTCATCGACAACTATAGGTCTATCGAAATAATTACTTATAACTCCTTTGTCTCTAGACTGTGACCTTAGTATACCAGTCAATCCGTCTACGCAAAAATATTCTTTTACGCTTTTCATAAGTTGAAGTGCTGTAACATTACTTTTTTGATTCTTCAGCTGCTTTTCCAAGCTATACTTGCTAGCGCCGTATAAAGAGCAAAGGACGGCTAGCTTTGCAACGTCCCTGCAAACATCTAGACCCGCTTGTTTGATAAAAGATGTATAAACATCTTGAACCACATCTCGACTCGCTAAGTTCGACGCTACCCTAGGTTCTAGCGAAGAAAAATCTATTTCGTATAAAGCTGTATTTGGCGAAGATGGGATAAAGACGGAGCGATATTCTTTTTTTAATGTTAGTACTTGAGGGCCAGCCTTTATCGTCAACCGACCCGTCTTTGTTGATACTCTATCGTACATAGGAATTGGCGCATAACCAGAGGAAGACATTCCTAATATAGACTTAAGTATATGGTTTTCATCCTTAGCAAGGATACTTTTACACATATCTAAGTCCACTCTAGAATGAGCGAGTCTAGAAAACAACTTATTCGACTCAGTATACACTTCTGTGTAGCTTAGGTTATCTAGAGCAGACATACCCTGCTGTAGATCTTGTACAAACCTCTGAAACAACTGCTTAAAGTGCTTCTTAGGGATCACCATATTCCAGGGAGCTATATCTACACCGCATGCTTTCATTGCTTTTAGATATTTTTCCGGAGCCAACGGCGATATTTCTATATTGAAAAGCTTGAATAATGGTTCAACAGATCTATGATCAGAGGTAAACCCATATGTGACCTCACTAGCAGATGAATCCGACCAACTAAAGGACTCTTTTCCTAAAAGAAGGTTTCGAAAACCGGTCACCCTATTATGAACAAGCAAATCCATAGATTATTATAGGAGAACAACTTAGACTGTTCAGAGCTCTATTAGTCATCGCTCTTTTTATCAGACATCGCGGATAGAGCCTTTGTAACATTTGTCATCATACTTGTGTATTTACCGAACGCATCGACTTGTGTCATTTTTAGCTTAGTCTCGAACTTACCTTGCGATATTGAGTGATCTATTCCTGATACAACGTACACATTATCTATTGTTGTACCTGTACCGAAATCTATAAAGAAGCTTTGGCCATAATTTACAACAGGACAGCCGAAGGTAGTTAGTGATAAAGATACTGGTGCTGTTTGTAGAGGCACTCCAGAGTCTCTAGTCCCTTGTGCTGTCGTACCTCCACCCATACCACCGCGCATCATGTTTATAGAAGCAAGCTGTGGGTTGTTCATCGATGACACATCAGCTGATAAAACTGCTGAGTTTGTACTTCCATAAATTATGGTTGGCATAGTCGTCTGCATAAAGTTTTTTAAAGCAGGGAACCCTCCCTTAACTCTAAAGTAAGTTTCAGGCTGTTTTTCTGGATCAAAGTCAGAAGGATCACCAGATAATGAAGGTACAGCCTCTAGCAGTCCGTAGTCTAAGGCGGCTTTTAGCTCTTCATAGAAAGCCTTTGCATGTGTCACTGCCATTTCTGCATCATCGGAATCAGGGGCTGCTTTCTTAGATTTTGCTGCCTTACTCGCGCTGGTGGTCATTAACCCTAACGAATTAGATCTAGACGCAGTCATTAGTTTTCCTAATGCGGTATGTGGTGTACATACAGAGTCATAAACATGTATTCTAAGAATTGTTGCCCGTTTGCCTTCCGGATGTCCTGTTACTCTTCCAGGCACAGCTTCTATATGAAACCTTATACGAGGCATTTTAAATACTATGTCTTCGCCAGCTCCGTACGCATCCTCTAACCTTTGCTTTTTCTCATCGTTAAGCTTGCTAGGGTTTTCTTTTAGGTCTTTCTTAACAGACTTTTTACCTTCATCATCTGCCTCGTACAGCGCTGCCATGCCATATGCTTCAGAAGCTTGATTATGGATAAACTCTTTTCCTATAAATCCCATAAATCGACCAAGTGGTAAGTTGACATCTGTCTTTGTGTACTCTTCAAATTTACTACCAAAATCGCTTATATTGATAGGAATTTGAGATGTCGTACAATCCTTTAAATAAGATGCTTTATCATTTACAGGGTAAAATATAAACTGTATTTCGTCAAATCTTCTTGTCGCAGCCAATGGCTTACCAACCATGTACATCAGCATGGCTCCATAAGATATATATTTGCTTGAATCCTTCGACATGTTTACAAATTTCGTGCTACCACCGTGACCAGCTACAGTTTTCGCAAATGGATCCTTATTATTTCCTCGCATATCTTTTAGAGCAATCATTTTCTTGCCAATAGTACTTGCGATTGTGTCCTGTAGCTTCGATACCGCGCCTCCGGTGCCATCAGATCCAAACATATTCTCAAGAGAACCGGCGAGCGTTCCTACGTCACCGCTAGCGCCGCGATTCGCAGATATGAATTTTTTAAGTGCCTTCTGAGATTCTTCATCCATGGTCATAGCTCTGCTTGTTGAAGAAGCAGCAGAGAAAAATGATTCTCCGAACATATCTTTCGCAGAATCATCGCCCATAGATTTTGCTTCTGTTAGTATCTTCTTTTTGATCTTTTTAACGACTTCCATCATATCCTTGATACCTTGAACAGCTAGCTCAATGTCTTCTCCTTGAGCGATCGTATTGGTATCTATATTAGAGGCGCCTTTCATAGACAACTTTAGCTTTATTTTGACTTGCCCTACATCATCAAACGAAAAGCTGCTATTAACAATCATATATTTTTCGGTAACTTTCATAGCGTTTAAAAACGAACCGTAAAAGTTTCCCATTAGTTTTGGACTGGCCCCAGGTTTTCCTGCCGCTAAGTCTGCGGAATCATCGGGATGCGACCAGCCGTATGTAATCATCAATTCGCTCTTTCCGTAAAGATCTGGCTTCACGAACTCTCCTACCTCACTTAAACGTGATCTATCATGTAGCGTTAATGATAGCTCTGCTGTCTTGTGTGACATCATTCCTCTTGAAGGACTTACACCTATACTAAAGTCATCAATACTCATCAGAGGGCGAAACGGGTCTATTATAGGTGCTCCACGGCGGCCGCCGGCAGATATTGGTTTTCCATCATCACCTTTTATATCTTGGAACGCGTCGAAGTCACCATAAGTTTCCATTGTAGCGCCAGAGCCCCTACCTAATACAGGGACTAGCGATTGAGGTGTTGTGAACATTTCCATTCCAGCAGTTGACAAACCCGGTATTTCAGGCAAGTCTTTACCGGCAGCTCTATTAGCTGCTGACTCTGAATCATGCTTCTCTAACTGTCCTTGTATTGCCGCCTCATTGACTGCCGATGCTATCGCGATGTCAGCGTCAGACGTAACCTGGCTTTGCCCTACTAAATGCTGCATAAGTCCGATAGACTGTACTCTATTATCGTCGCTTAGCCCGGGGGCAGGTGATACTACGGTTATGTCTAAATAAGGTTGACATCTCGACAATTCCATGCTAGGTAGCGCGTTCATGAATAGACCAGCTGCACCGGTGTCTCTAGCTGCTGGAACTAACTTAGGATTAAACACCTCTATTGCGCACAGGTTTGGAGTGAACTTCGTCGGTGATGAGAAAGCGCCGTTTATAACACCATCCTTGCTTCCATCACTTCCGGGTTTTAGATCGCACATGTCGGACACACTTATGGAAGAGCAGACAGTCTTCCAATCAGGCCATATTGTTTCGAACGTTTCTGCTTCGCCAATGTATCTATACACACCTTGAATCAGATTTTTTGCATCCTCTTTGTCAGGACCCTCCAAACCGTCCATCAAACTTTTTAGCGCCTCAAAGTTTTTGGCCATAATAACGCCGCCTTCAGTAGCGTCAGTGAACGTTTGGATTAATCTTTCATGCTCAGGAGTAGGGTTAAGACTTACCTTCCCAAAGTTACCAACTGGCTCTTCCCCGCCAAATGCCAAAACAGACATAAACTTTTCTTTAGAAACAACGCTGTAGTATCTTCCTAGAGCCTCGACAACCATACCGAGCTTAGTTTCATATATAGCCATATGCTTAGCCTATCAGCGCTGCGATTTGATTTATGTCTGTCGGTATTACGAGACGAGTACCAGGTGGAACCTGTAAGCCCCAACCTATACGACTGGCAGCTGCGATAACCCACCAGAGAGTTCCGTCTCCATAATACTCTCCAGCAACTATATCTAGTCTTTGCTTACCTTTTAAAACCCGAAACTCTACGTCAATCGCACCTTGCTGATATGCCCTATAAATTACGTTACCCGCTGTATAAGTACCGTATGATTTACCCGCTTTTATCTTCGGAGATCTAGTATATCTACCCAACATTAAATACCACCTTCGCCGCCGCTCTTCTTGGACTTCTTAAAATTGTCATTATTCTCTTTAGACGCGTCGCCAATCTTGGCGCCGGCAGCTTTCCCCGGTTCGGCTCCAGGGATACCTCCTGGGTCAAAAAAGTCAGTGCCCATTGGACCAGCAATTCCTCCAACAGGATAATTCATAGCTCTTGGCATACCAGTGTTGTCTAGACCAGGTATTATATCATGGAACGGACTAAAAGCTATTGAGCACTTTATCAATGTCGGGGCGCGGCGGCCGATACTTGACATGTCCCACTGCGCCTCAGCCCAATCCATATCGAAACTTGTTATTACACCCGCTAATCCACGTCCACCAGCTGCTTCAAAGGATCTCACTATCGCATTGTTGTCTGGATCGAAAAACTCATGAATATCAGTTATTTGTTGATCGAGTGTGACTGTAGGATCTGGGGCCTCACCAGGTGCTGGTTCAATCTCAGGCTTTATATATTTTAGCGCGTCAGTTGTAACAACATAGGTATGATGATGAGACTTCTTCGAAACTTCGCCGTAAGGATCAGCTCCATCATCTTGATCTTTATATTGGACTAAGTACGCGGGATAAGATCCTGGAATCTCTCCAGACGAATCATCTTCAGGTTCTTCTGTACCAGAGGTAGGAGTGATTTGAATTCTTTCATATATTACTACCTCTGCCTCGGCGGATGGTCTGCTAATAAATGAAGTAGCTTCCACCTTTGTAGCACCGGCAGGAGGTTTGTTCGTTTTGTGTACGTTTTTGGTTGTTTCATACGTCGAACCTCCTAGCTTTATAGTTTTTCCAGGTCCTGTATCAAATGTTATATACCCAGCTGATGATGGTAACAGAACTGCTTTACCCCAGTTTACATCCCCAGGAACAAACCCGTGCTTTTCGTCTCCAGCTGCTAGCGGCAGCTTACCAAAACGCTCCTTTATCTGTAGCTCAAGATCATCGTACTTTTTCTTGTCTGCTTCTTCTTTCTTCTTCTTTTCTGACTCAACAGCTGCCGTTGCGGTTAGATCAAAAGGAGCAGAAGAAATGTCGCTAGCAGACCCGCCGCCTTCTGGAGCCGGCTTTACTTCAGATAAGCCAAATATTCTTGCGAGATTAAAACGGCTGTAGTTACTTCTAATAACATCACCAACCCTCATTCTAATCACAGGAGAAGCTGTCGGTATCTGTGAGAATGGCATCACAAACTTTTTATCACCTGCCCTGACTGGCTTACCCATAGAGAATTGTGGATATATCATGGAAACCATCTTGTTTACGCTGTACCACATCGAGTCAAAATCTTCCGGACTTGTCGCAACTAACGTCCAGCTAACGTTTACACTTCTTGTTGTATCTTGATAGATCTTTACCTTATCTATTCTACCGTAACCGCCAGACTCTGCGTAACTTACAGAATACGAATCTTTTACGTCAGTAAGAAATGCTTGAAAGCTTATTATTTCGTTTGTTCTTAGGTCATGAAAATAAAATGGGCAATATTCTGAATCTAACTCATTTTCTATTTCTACTACTTGCTCTCTCGTATATCTAGTCTTGCTGGTTGATTTGAGGCCCCAGGTCCCTCTATTTTGACCTTTTCTTCCTTCGCCGCCTTTATCATAATACGGGCTCCTTACTGATTTTGAGAACGCGTCACCTATACTATTATGTAAAACCTGAGCTTGATTAGAATGGAACCCCCACGCTTTCGTCGCGTTGACGTATTTGTCATTTAGTAAAACTAACGCCGGTGCAGAACGATGTCTCCAGGCCAGCTCATTACGAGTAGGGTAAGCCCTACTTAGCATGACTCTAGTTTGGCCGTTTAGCGGGATTTCATCGAATGCCATTGATAGTGAATACGAGTTTAACCATGCTTCGCCCATCTTCAACAAAGTAGTAAAAAATGTCCATGAAGTGTATCTGTTTAGTTGTGTGAGCAAAGTAAACAACGCTGCGGGATTTCCACCGGTACCTGCAGTGCCTATATCTTCCAGCATAGCGTCTAGATCGCGACGGACGACTCTAGTCATATTAGCGTAGTAACCAGCCCCAAAAAGCATATTCTTAAATATTTCTGTTAGTGAGCCAGATGTAACAAGCATAGCAAACCAAGTTGCAACTTTTGTCATACCTCCGCCTCCGCCGCTACCTGGTAGAGGTTTCGGAGGTGATGGTATGCCTTTACCATCAGGTCCAGGTAGTATCTTTGCAGGCATCTTAAAGAAAGCTGCAATGCCGTATATGGCGCAAAGCCACGCTGGATTCTTTAGATCTGGAATTCCTAAGTGATGTAACAGCTTTAGAGTCGGTCCAGCGTTTGTGCTTTGGCCCTTCTTCAGCGTTGAAGGAGAGTTAGCATCTGTAGCATCCATACCTTTTTCTAAAGTTTCGATTAGTTCTAGTATGGCTGTAAACACTAGAGCGCCTAGTAGATACTCTCCAAATGCTGATATTGTTGTTAGAAGGTTTGATAATGGTGAGTATTGGAAATCTTCTCTATACGATGACAAAGCGCCGTATGACTTCACAGTCTTTAAAGATTTACCATCAACATCATTATACCTTAAGTCTATATCTAATAATGCACGGGTTGAAGGATCAGGCGCTCCAAATGCGTTATTGGGTCGTGTATGACCAATCGACAGTTTCGTTGCGCCCATCTGGACGTTTGTTGGATCAACAACGGTTCCGCTATCAGGATCTGTATCCTTACCTTTTTTGTGGCCCGTCTGCTTTATCATCAACGCATGAGCGACCTTCTTGAGCTCTTCTATGGTCGTTCTTGTAGCTTCACTATTATAAGCACCAAACGCACCTTGAGATATTGGTATGCCTGGGTCAGTAAACTTTCCGTCCTCTATATAAGGTGAAGAACCGGGGGTAGGATCAAATCTGTTACCATTCTTTAATATAGCGGATATTTTTTTCTGAACTATCGGGGCGTCTTCAGGAGTTGGTAATGCAGTGACACCAGAAGAATTACCTATCCCAGGCTCACCTGGGGCCTTGTTAGATATGATAGATCTTAATAAGTCGTGACCATCAATTTGTGCATTTTTGTCTAGAAAATCATTTAAGCTAAACTTGCCAGAATCAGACAAAGTATTAAACTCTGAGACGGCGCTAGCGCCACCCTTAGGATTATCAGAAAATGATTTAGTAAAACCCTTAGTTTCGTCTTGACCACCTGTTTGAAACTCAGCTGGCTTGCCACCATTGGTTAATGATGTTTCTATTCTAGGGTTATCAGGACTAATAGGAAAGCTGTTAACGGATGTCAGTGAAGAAAGATAGGATCCTAAAGTATCTTTAGAAGATTCTTTAAGGTCATCTCCAGACTTTACTTTACCGTCAGTATCTGTTCCTTCAGGAATGTAATCTTTTTCATTCGCCATACTTCTTAACTATCTCTTTTTGTAGACTTTCAATAAAAGTCTTGTCGTCTGTTGCGCTTGATAGAAACCTTAACATGTTCATCACATTGCCCGGTATTTCTCTAAGGTTAATTTTCTCAAGGGCTTCCTGGATTTTTTGCTCAACTTCTTTTTCACTAAGTTTTTCTTCTGGCATGCTTTATCCTTCTACGCTGGCGAGAGTTGGTCCACCAGATGCTGTCATCTGTGTCTTATCTACAAGAACCTTACTAATACTACCAGCGTTCATTACAACCTTTACATTCATATTAATATTTATCGGTTCATTTGATATGGTAAATTCGCCCTCACCCGTTCCGATCGCTTGAGCAAAGTTACCAAGCGCAACTTCCGCATTTAGGTCGCCTATCGTATTTAGCGCTTCGATAGCCATTTTCGCTTCGGTAACCATCGCTACAACGGCTGCACCAATAGGCGTTCCTTTTTCTGCCACGACTGCCTGCATTTCTGACACAGCCTTGGCAAAACTAGTCATACCAGACATTACAGACGATGCAGTTTCAAGTTTCTTAAGAGATTTTTCATCAGGCTCAAATGTTGATAATGCTGTAAACACTAAAGGAAGCCCGGTAGAAGGATCAAGCGCAGACTTCATACCGGCGGCGAGGGACGATACAACTGCACCCATACCTTCTGTATTTATTTTTTTGTCAGTAATGCTCTGTACTGTTGTGGCGAAAGTTGCTACAGCGCTCATTGCTTTTTCTATTACCTGAACTTTCACTAGTGCTTTTTCAGGGTTATCTATTTTTATATCCAGAATAGAATCAACTAACTTCTTGATGTTAAGCTTAACAGCCTCAACAACACCTGCTATTATTGCTGTCATATCGGCGATGCGCGTGGCCATGTCTTTACCCTTTGAAAAGAAGCCTCCGCCTTTTTTAGGCATTAATGCAGCAACAGCTTCAATTGCTTTAGCAAAGTTCCCTACGGCACCAAGCGCAGCAGCTATGACATCCATCTTAGGCTTAAGCGTTTTTGGATCTTCTACATCTTTCGCTATGTTAATAATTTGCTTTACAAGTGAAGGTAGCGCTGTCCTAATTTTCTCCATGATGTCCACCAAACCGGTTGCGACTGCGCCCATCACTTCTGAAACGGACGGACCGAACATACCAGAAGACATCTTCGATACAGCTTCCAACGGACTCATCAATGCTGACGCTAAATTAGCTATCGCGTTAATAGCGCCGCCGATTATCTCTACATTCTTACCTTGGCCAGGCGTAAGGTTTTTTCCCATGTATAAGATCATCGCGATCAATGTTATCATCGTATCAGCAACTTTATCGATCAATGAAGCAACATTCTTAAACATAATCTCCATGCCACCAGGCTTCATGGATTCTGCGACGATAGCTAGCTTTCCTGCTTTTAACCCAATGTCAGCTATGGACTGCATAGCTTCTGCAAGCTTCGCGACAATACCAATACGCTGAGCTAACGCTTTGGGATCAGACATAGGTATTTTCATAACCATCTTGACCATCTTTTCGATCTTAGGAACAGTTTTTTCGAAGAAATATGCAGCTACTCCAAAGCCAGCAATAAGAATTGGTACAAATATACCAATAGCAGCGAACACTGCACCCAAGGCGCCCATAAGACCGATGGTCTTTACAACGGTTATTAAAGATCCAAGTGCTGAATTAATGACACCTTCATTTGCTGCTAACTTTGATAAAACCTTCATACTAAGTAAAATTGCGCCGCCGAAGACAACCATTCCAGCCGTGAATAGCAGAGCTGCTGCCACAAGACCGACAATCATCATTGGTATTGCACTTGCTAGCGCGAAGAATGCGGCACCGGCCACGGCCATACCTACTGTCGCGACCATGGATATAGCTACCATGCCTAATGTCTTAGCGAAGTCCGCCCACTTTACTTTAGCAAGTATCTTAGTTGCTAGCCATACGCCACCAGCAAAAGCTACCATACCAACAGCGAATAACACCGCCATGGCTAATAAGCCTGGAACAGCTTTTAGCAGCGCCGCCGGATTTACTTTACTTGCAAACTTAGCCACAAGGTAAGTCCCTGCCATACCAGCCATAGTAACAACAAGGGTCTTTGCTAGGTCTGACCAAGAAACCTTCTTTAAGATTTTGGCCGCAATATAAACTCCTCCGGCGAAGAGTACCATACCAACTGTAAACATAAGAGCCATCAGCCCAAGCGTCAAGGTTGCTTTTATAATATCCGCTTTATTTATCTTACCGATCGCCTTAATCATCTGGCCCATCGATTTAAACATGCCGCCCTTGGAACCCTTCTTGGCACCTTTCTTTAACTCTTTGCTCGTCGATGCAGCCATCGTAATTCCCATCTTTTTAGCGAGAAACTTAATGGCTGTCATGATTACAGCTGTGCCGGCGCCTTTTATAAGTCCGACTGCAATACCTTTCATTGCGGAGAGAGCGACGACTGCTATGAACGCTTTAATCAACCAAGGCTTAACAATCTTGAATAAAGCCCCGAATAAGCTTTTTATAGCCTTACCTAACTTAGGTAGCACAGGCTTAAGCGCTGCACCGATTTTCGAAAATGCACCAGCAAAAGCGCCGCCTATGCCTTCAGTTGCACCAGCCGCAGCTTTTCCAAACGCGCTAGGGTCAGAAACAAAATCAGCTATTGCCTGAATCAATCCTGCTAGTTTCTCAACTATCCACGGTAGCGCGCTAGCTAAAACATCACCGGCGATATCAATCATCTTTATAAAGAATGTCTTTAGTCCTGAAGCTGCTTCTCCGCCGGCTTTGCCAAAAGTATTGGAGAACTCGCTACTGAGATCGCTCATAAGCTGTGCAGCGCTATACTCTCCTTTACCGGTTAATGCGTCAAAAAACTTTTGAAAATAACCGAGAGCTTTACCAAAGAATTTTTCAAAGACTGCAGGATTAAATATCTTTTTCAAGCTTTTCCAAAGACCAAGCTTACCGAGGAGCTCGCTGATCATTTTGCCAAACTTTTTACCAAACTTATAAACAACCTGAAGCGATTTTCTAATCGCAGACATCAGCTCTTTGAACCCTTTACCTTGAGCGAACCCTTTGCCAAAACCTTTCTTAAATGCGTCAAAGAAGCCAGTTACACCATCACCACTATGAACTAGCTTTTCAACAGACTTAGCTAATTCGAGCATGACTTCTTTTTCGCTCATCTTATTAGCTTCTGCGTCTTCGGCTGCGGCTTCCATATCTTCGTATGCGACGCCTTGGTTTTCTGCAGCCATGACATTTTCCATCGCGGAAACTGAAAGACCCATTTGTTCGGCCATCAATTTCTTTTCAGCCCTGGTCATATCATCTACAGACTTACCAGCCTCATGGAATGCATCTTTCATCATATCGATGCGCTCAGCAGGATTTTGAGCATTCATCATTTCCATAGTGTCAAGCTGAATACCGAATGCTTGGTTTAGGGAAGAAACACCCTCAGCGGCACTCTCAAAATCATCAAACTTACCAATCACACCTTGTAGGTCTTTAGCTTCCAGTCCTAGCTTAGCCATATAGGTTGCTGTTGCAGCAAGCTGCTTTTTAGACATGTTCCCAAAGTCTTCAACATTTTCGATCATGGCAGACATATTCTTACCAATAGTCTTCGAAGAAACCCCGAATTGATCGCCCATTTGGATTGCCATTGAACCCATTTCGATCATTTCATCGCGAGCTGATTGGCCGCTATTGTGAGCTTTTCTAGCCATTTCAGCCAAAGCCTTATTAGACATGCCCAAACCTTTGTTGAGCATAACTGCTGCGTCAGCCGCCTCGGCTAAAGTGTCTTTCATCATGGAGAATGATGCGCCGGCTTCTTTTGCAATCTCACCAACTGCTTGAAGCATCTTCGCTAGCCCGGCTTTGCCGATACCAAAAACTTGACTTACATTTAGACCTGATTTAGCTAACGCACCAGAAGAAGATTTGAGATTATCAAACCCCTTCATTACCGCTGCGCCTTCGCCTTTGGAAAGATCACCCATCTCTCCCCTAAGGCCTTCCATCGCTTGACGAAGCTCATCAGTACCGCCGCTACCAGCTGCAGCCATGCTGACCAAACCTTTAAGCATACTGAATGGAGCCGCGATTAGAGCCTTACCAACATTTAGTAAGTTGCCAGCCACACCCATCACGCCGCCGGCGACCATCTTCATCATACCGCCGACGCCAGAGAACGCCTTCATAAAGCCGGCGCCACCTGCTAGAGCACCAGCCTTAACAGATGATATTGAATCCAGTAAGCCGCCAGCTTTTTCTCGACTATTCTCAAGACCTTCTGCCATTTCTTGACTTGCGGCAGATTGAGCAGATCCTAGTTCTTGTGCGCCTTCGGCGGCATTTTTAAAACTATCATTTAATCCATTGATTCGATCTTGTAGACCGTCTAGATCTTTACACTCCATGGCCCGACATAGCTCGGCAGCCATCTGTGTTTGGGATGTAAGCTGTTGTTGCATTGCAGACAACTGCTTGCTACGATCTGCCAGCACTTTATTGATCTGCTGGTTAATCTGTAGTTGTGTCTGTAGTTCTTTTGAATCAGCCATGTTCTAAAGCAATCCCACACCGATGGTCTTACAATAAATATGGCGTACCAGAATCTGCGCCACTTATTTAATTACAGCGGCCAAACATATCCGGTGTGTTCCCTCAGAGCCTTAGACGCAGCGCGCTTTTTACCGAGCTGCGGTATAGCAGATTTTAGACTTCCGCTTTCTAATGCTAAGTAGAACTTTCTAGACTCAGATAAAACGTCGGCAACAAGAGCTACTGTGCTCTTAGAGCCAGACATTTTTATCTCAGATAGATCACCTTTGATATAAAGGGCACACTCTTTTAAAAAAGACTTTTTATTGTCACGCATAATACACCTCATCTATAACTATGTGAACCTACGCAATTTTGACGGTACTTGTGCTCTATGTCTGCCCATTAACGCCCTTGTTTCTGCGTCATTCTGGTGGGTCGCCCTACTACCGTTATCTTTTCCAGAGCTTTTTATCTCTTGATTTAACCTTTTTAAGAACCAAAATCTTTGCCATATTGGTATATTATAAGCTTCTATCCATGAAAAGCCCATGTAGTACATCAGTATGAAGATGTGCTCTAAAAAGACTTCTTTATAATCAGTCGTCAGGCCAAAAAAACGCGGCACCCAGTGGGAGCCGTACCTCCGAATGTTCAAAGCAAGAAGGACAGTCCATCCAAGCCTTCATTTCAATGCCAGGTTCATGTTTGTCAATATGCTTTCTAAGAAACAGCGAGTCTCTCGCTGGTAAGCTCTTTACCAACATATCTATCTTGGTTCTATCAGAAATTCCATTTGCTGAGACAATTGAGTGCTTAAGACGTTCGGTTATTAAATTCTCGGCACGTTGACCTTGCTTTTTTCTTCTCTCGGCCATAATCATTATCTCTTGTTCATCATGACCGGTAAGAAGCTTAAACCGTACCTTAGCTTTCGTAACGGGTAGCAGCTCTTCAAAAACGTTTGTACCAATCGCGACAGGATCTAGCTCTAATCGCTTTATGGGTAGCTCGGAAAGATTGAAGTTATGCTTAGAGCGCTCAGAACATGCAGGACAATCAATCTCGACCTTATATTCTGTACCATAACCGGTAACCCTAAGAGCAACCATCAAGGCATTTCTATCACCTGCTAACAACGTGTCCGGATCTACTCTCTTATCAATTAAGCAAGACTTTATAAGATGACTAATCACAGTACCCTTTTTAATCAAAGCCTTCGAAGTTAATATATCTTCTTCTTTTGCAGTCATAGCTCTAATTTCTACAGTCTCTTTGCCGTGTAGCGGGTGTTCTGCTTCGTAGCATTTACCACCTGAAGGCAAAGGGACTGTCTCTACAGGAATCTCAAATCCAAAGTCATCTTTTATGACATTCCTTGTAGGCATATGGTCCCTCATGGACCCAAAAACATCTTCTCTATTTTCGCCATTCGGCTGGTCAGTCGACATGCATACTCTCCATTATCAAGTAGTCTAATTTATCTTATTCTTTATAACACATAGTGTAAAACTATGAACACTTAATTGTAAAATGAAAAAGCCTCCCGTATAGGAAGGCTTTTTCTAAGAACAAACAAACGTATTAATTTAAGGCACCAAGATAGAAGACTTGATCAATATTGTAGTACACAATTATCGAACCGAATAGTCAAAGCAATTTCGGCTGGATCCTCTGAACCGTAATCTAAATCACCAAAGCCGGCAGATGTTAGGAAGCATCCCTTCATATCCCAAAGCTCTACGACTGTACCTACAGGGTCAAGCATCTTAAGCTGGCAATCTCTTTTATAAAAATCAGCATAACCACCGCGACCTGATACAGACTCGTAATGGGTTCTCACCCATTCCATGACCTGCTGCGCGCCTGATGGTGCGATTGGATCGTGAAGTGTTACTGAAATTGCGTCAAATTTTGTTTTACCCGCAATAAACCGAGTAGAGTTCATAAACGGAATTTCAATTTCAGCGGTATTCATGACTGGTCTTGCAGCTGTCTTTATCAAGAAAGCATCAATCCCTTCAATCGCGAACACCCATCGAAATTTTCTTTTCGGCTCAAACTTATTCGGTAGCATGTCGGTAACTGATAGTGTTTCTGGCATCTTAGTTACTCCTTTATTAAATCTAACTATATAGCTCCCGGATTATATGTCTAATCCGGCGTTTGTTACCACAAAATCAAGTGAGATAAACTCAACCGACCGAACCGGCTGTAAGAATATCTTACCTCTTACTGTGTTGTTTTCAATATCAGCTTGAGTTGTGGTTGTTGTATCAATCTGAACCTTGAAACGTTCTAGTCCTTGTTGCGCCTGTATCCTCGAGAGGACAGGAGTAACTGCTGCAGAGAATTTCGACAGCGTTGACTCCCTATTTGGCTCAAAGAGGAATGTGTCACCTATTTTTCTAACCTGTCTTCTGATATCTATCAGAAGTCTACGGACGTTGACTCTGTCTAAAGCGCTTTGGGCGGCGAGCAATGTCTTTTGTCCAAAGACTACCACATCGTTAGATTGAGCAAATGATGTAAGCGGATTAATATCCACATCATAAAGTGTATCCAGGTTGTCTCTGTTTAGCTTGACCTGTGTCTCTAAGACATTCTTTAGCGCACCACGGGTGAAACCAGCGGGTGCGTACCAAGGAAAGGCCACAGAGTCGTTTAAGCCAAATGCACCGAGTACCGCAACACTTGGAGGTATTTGACTAGAGGCCCCAGTTACTTGGTCTTGAAGTATTACATCAGGAAAATATGCGGCCGCAAAGCTGGTATCTATATTTCTAGAACCGAATGTTGTCGCAGTATTCGTAACACTAACTTCTTGTACTGATGATGTTACGGGAGTGTTTAGGGTATCAATTACCGGTACGTCCATAATGTATAGAGCGTCAAAGCGATCCTCTATTTTATCAATAGCATGATCAGTAATAACGGGTTGTCTAATACCCGGTATCGCGAGTAGTTGAATGTCAACATCCGAACGTTCACCTAGCACGTCAATAGCTTTCTTGTATGCTGCAACTGTTGGACCATTATCTAGTCCTTGATTTGTGTCAGCCATCTCTCTTCTGATCGCTATATCTGTCATTTTTGACTTATTATCATCAAAGACGTTTAGTCCATCGAAGCCACCTTGAGGGATCATCGTGAATCTTAGGTACTTTCTAGCAGATAATAAACCGAAGTCTTTGTCGACGTTCAGCAGTCTAGTATTCGAAGTTGATACACCGTCTATATCCAGCATGGTTGAAGTTGCAACACCGTCTCTTCTATAAACAGCTCCAGCCCATTGTTCACTGTCGGCCTGATCAGCGGTTGTTGTAATAACCTGTATTTTATCGAGAGAAAATTTGTTGTTATTGAACCTATCGCAATCAAAGATTGTACCAGTAACATCAGATACGCCTGGGTTATCACCAACTGATAACGCTTGTGTTAAGACAAGGTGATCAGGAAAGTATACACCATACGACGATATAGAATGATTGAAAGCCATAGATGCATTTGGTTCCGTTGCACTCTTTTGCTTGGTCGTTTGTATACCCCAGTATAAAGACGAGTTAACTCTCTTTTTAGGAGCCTGTCCTTGAGCGATAGTAAGTCTCATAGGAATTGGAGGCTGTACTAATTGCTGTAAGGTTTCTACGTTTCTAAATTCAGCGGTACCTGCATCTGTTGCGCCAGGTGAATCATTCGAAATTTCTCCAATGATACTTGAACCAGATGTCACCAGATGGCTTATACCTCTAAAGCCTATGGGTAATGCCGTATCAGGTATCTCACCACGTTCAAGAGCTACGGAGGGGGATATCCGGATATAGTTGGAAGCATTTGCATAGCTTCCTTCTACCACTAGCTTTTGACCGCCGATTCTTTTATCGAAGTCGTAAAATATATGGTAATCCCCAATAACTCGAGTGATATATCTCTCGTCATTAGGATTTAAGCTTAACTTGTTAAATCGCTCAACGACAGTCGCGTTAGTGTCTTCATCGTAGTAGTCTCTTACTAATAGATCAAACGTTCCCCACTTGTTATTTGAGTTTGTTGACTTATTAATATTTTCAATAGAAACCTTTACCCTAGTATTCCCTAATGAACCATCGTCGAGACAATGGACAGTAAATAAGTCTTTAGCTAGCCCACCAAATTCTTGAGAGATGACAGTAGGAAACTTCGCTGTCTTAAATCTATCTGTAAAAGACTCAAAGTTAGGTACGGTTGAGGATCCTGTATCACGAGCAGCAGAACCCGTTACCAAGAATGCAATATCTTCATTCTTTATAGCTGTACCTTCTTTTACACCGTCAAAGCTAGCAGAGAATGTAGTTTGCATATAGTCTGCAGATGCTGTTACTGCCGCATATGTTGGGTGAATATCATAATGAGCGTAAAGAAGGTGACCAGCTTCCTGCGTTTTTGCTGGGTCAGTGTTAAACACGTTAGCAAAATAGTTGGCAGCTTCAGGATCAAATGATGCCGTCACAATCGTGGGGTATGCCTTTGTATGCGAATGACCATTTTGTAAAAGAACAAACTCTTGTCGGCCGGCAGCTATATTTACAGCGCCGACTGTGGAACCCGCGTCTCCAATATCTCTGTTTAGAAATACTGATGATCTATTTGTAGCACCTGGTGCGCCCCATGGAGTATTATTCGTTACCGAAGGTCTCGAAGCACTAAGCGTTAGGTTAACACCAGATGGCGCAAGTAAAACGCCTCTTATTATCGGGTGAACGTCGGTTAGACCGGCTTCGCTAAATGGTCTAAGAGTCGCAGATTGACTCATCATAGTAGCTAAGATATGGGTTCTACCAAGTCCTGAGTGCGGACCGAGTGCGCCAGTAAAAAATACATTAGTGTTGTCAGCAACACCAGAAGTCGCAAAGAATACAGAGGGAGTTGTATTACCTACACCACCTGTTCTAGTAATCTTTAGCGTAGCATCATTTCCTTGTAAGCCACCCTTGTCTATTGTTAACGCAAGTAGTCTTCCTGTATCAACGCATGTTAAGCCAGGATATCCGCCTGTACCAACCCCACCAGTGCTAGCACCGTATACGATTCTTTTCGCTGAGTCTGCGGCATTTTGCACACCATTTATGGCATCATCTATTAACAGCGCTAATTCGTCGCCAGAGACAGAGTTTGAAGCATCGGCGCCTCTAATACAGATATTAATTGTATTAGCTGCGGCGGCTTCAGGAATTGCCGGGTCTGTACCAGTAACATCTGGCATTGTAAACTGTATGGTAAGAGTTTCTAGCGCGCCGGTGGATGATACAGCAGGTGGTATTACGATTGTTCCTGTATAGAGAACAACCTTATCTGCTTGTGGACCACCGAATGCAGAGGCTGGAGAAGCATTTCTTGTCTCTAGACCTCTAGCAGAACTAAGTGTACCAGACGATGCAGCTAAGTTAGGACCTGCAAACGGATTGTCAGCGAGTATTCCGCTACTAGCCCTTGGTAAGCGTTCACCGACTGTAAAACCAGCGTTCGTTACTGCACCTGAAGCTGTTCGCTTCTTACCATCACCAACGCCTAATGTTTTAACATAGGTACCAGCGTTTGCATAGTTTAACCATTGTCTTAAAGCCATCGGGCCAAATAGATCGGTATCTACGTCGCCAAACTCCGCAATGAAGTCAGAGAAGTTAGCGACAGTAATTGGTACAAAAGCTCGTCCTTGCTTTGCGGTACCAATGACACCGGCTGGAATGCCACTAGGTCCTGTTTGTGATGGACCTGAGAGGTCTATCTCTCTTGTGGATACGCCTGGACTTTTAAAAGTAAGCTCAGCCATTTGTATTTATCTCCTGTTTCATATTCTTAACTATATCACTGGAAGTCAACGCCGCTATTTGTAATCACAAAATCTATCGCAATAAACTCAATAGCTCTGGTTGGTACAACGACGATCCTACCATTTAGTCTGTTGTTTTCTACATCTTCAGTGTTGTTATTAGAATCATCCATAACAACCTTAAAAGACTCTATACCTTGTTGAGACTGAATTGTCGACAATAACGGCGTTACGGAATTTATGAACCGTGCCCGTGTTGCCTGTGTATTCGGCTCGAACAATAACCTATCAGCAACTGTCACAACCTGTCTCTTAAGTTCGAGTAACATTCTTCTAACGTTAACCCTATCCAGAGCAGACTGTGCAAGTTGACATGTTTTCTGACCAAAAATTACAAAGCTTCCATCTGCGAAATTCGCAATTGGATTAATTCTTGCATCATATAACGTATCTCTATCACCAGCCGTTAATCTTATATCTGTATTGCTAACAGAATCAAGGCCGCCTCTGTTAAACCCAGCTGGCGCGAACCACGGGTACGCAACAGAATCGTTAAACGCTAAGGCACCAAGAGCAGCTATTGAAGAAGGCACTCGGACCTTTGAGCCGGTTGAGCTATCAGTTATAAAGACGTCTGGAAAATAAGCCGCTGTGTAGTTGTTATCAAACACTCTAGACTCAAACTTTTCAGATGTTTCCCTTATATCAGGGTATGCTAACGAAGCACTAGCTGGTTTTGATCTATCTTCTGTCAAGAATAATCTTGTATCACTCTCGGAGTATGATGGAATGTCCATCAAGTATATCGCCATTGAGTATTCTTTTGTCTTTTCAGCAGCGTGATCCGTTACAAATGAATCCTTAATACCAGGTACAGCCAAGATGTTTATTCTTGTAGCCATCGGATCAGTTATTATACTGACTGCTTCACGGTAAGATGAGATATGATTATTTTCTCTTCCCGATCCTGCAGGATTTGTTACTAAACCTAAGTTTTTAGCAGTAACAGTCCATTCCGATGAGGCTTTGCCTACGAGTCCAGGAGCAGCACCCTCTGTTGACGATGCTCTGTCATTCATATAGTACATGTCTTTGTCAAGTATGTTAAGACCATCAAACCCACCGAATACAGGAATATTAAATCCAGTATATGGAGTAAATCTATTAAACTTGACCGAAGATGACTGTATGAGAGTACCCAGAGTAACTCTTCCGTAGGAAGCTATGTCTGGATCCATGACAGTATAGTCTTTGGAGTCAGGAATTGCGTTTCTGATATATGCGGCTTCTAAGATATGCTCTTTAGCAGATCCTGTTAAGAACTGTAGCAAGTTAGTTGCGTCACCAGCTGAACCTGTTCCCGCAAGCGCAACCTTCGAAAGACTAAAGCTGTTAGCATTAAATACATCTGCTCCAGAACCGGTGTGCAATGCTCCGATTTCAGCAATACCTTGAAATCTTGAATACGCAGTTAGCAAATTGTTGCGTGTGCTAGAGGCGTTCGGGCTCTGAATTGCATTATTCATACTTCCGGTTTCTGGAAGTCTTTCATATTTAGCGCCCCAGTTTAAACGACCATCGACTATTTCGTTGGTACCAGCATATCCCGAGAACCAACCGTCTGCGGTTTGTCCTCTAGTAAGCTTGTATCTGAGTGGTAACGGAGGAATGATAGATGAAGTAACAGGCGGCTCAGCGTCTCCGACCATACTACCAGTTATCCTAGCAGGCATGTCCGTAGAACCGTATGTCACGCCATCAACGATTAATGCCCTTTGTCTATCATCGGTCATAGAATCAGTTGTTTTTAGTACCGGAATACCCTTGAAACCAAATGGGCATGCATCACTAGGGACTTTACCTGCGTAGACATCATCAGGAATTACAACTCTAATAAAGTTTGAGACGTTTGCATATCGCCCTGATACTATGATTCGCTTTTCAGCGGCATTTGTAGTATCAAAATTGTAACGTGCTTTGTAGTCGCCGATTTTTCTGCCAACAAAGTTTTCAGACGCTGGATCCATTACACATGCTGGATACGCCTCTAAAACCTCGGGACTTAAGTCGGAGTCATCAAATCTTCTTACTTGTACTTCGAATGTTGGGTACTTGTAGTTTTCGTTTGTTGATGCACGAAGATTTTTAATAGAAATCTTAACCTTATCATTGCCCCAAGCACCGTCAGAGAGTGTCTCAAAGTGTAATAATGAGTACTCTTTCCCACCATATGGTTGAGATACAATCGCTGGCGATTTTGGCGTCGCGTATCTGGTATCATAACGGCCGAACACGTTAAGTGCTTGACCCTCTAATCCAGAAAGATATGATGAGGCTGTCAGGTAGGATTGAGACCCAGATAGCACTGCTACGCTGTTACTCCCTGTTGACACAACAGCCAGTTCTTTCTCAACAGCAAAGTCGAGATACAGTAGGTGCTTTTCCTCGGCAAATCGTAGTGGATCTGTGTTTAGTACATTCGCAATATAGTTTTGGTGTGATGGATCTAATGACGCCGTAATAATTCTTACACCATCACCGTCGGTATCTCCCAATGTATCGAATGGTACACCAAATCCTGTACGAATTTCATCGCGGTTTTTACTAGTGAACGCTGAACCAGCTGATGATGAGATACAAAGCTTAAAAAGCTCTTCTCCGCCAGCTACGCTACCGTACTCACCGTTTCCGGCTGGAGTTGCAAGGTCACCAATATTATTAAGCCACGTGGTGTTGAGTGACATACACTGCATTCTACTTCCTGTTGCCATGAATACAACAGCGCGGACAAGATTTACATGTCCTGTAGAAGACAGATCGAATGAAGGATTATCCTGAAATATAGGGTATGCAAAATCCGTTGACGCAGACACATAATGTCTAGCTGTAATAAACTGCACAGCACCATCCGAGGTTACCCTAGGATTGGAATCGACCCAGGTCGAATCTGTGCCGCTTAATATAAAGCCAGCATTTTTTACAATACCGTAGGTACTGGTGTTGTCGATATCAGTCTGTGTGGAGTTGGCTCCTGCGCCTAGAACACGAACGAATGTTAACGCTGTTCTATTTGCGAGGAAGGCTTCAACTGCATACGGACCAAATCTCTCTGAGTCTAAATCTCCGAATTTATTAATAAAGTCATTGGTACTTCCAACTGTAACTGGAATAAAGGCTGGACCTTTTTCTGCTGTACCTATAACACCTGCGGGTATACCCACAATTTCGGTTTGTCTTTGAGACGCGTCTATCTCGCGCTCAAAAAATCCTGGGGATCTAAAAGTTTGTTCGGCCATTAGTCGGGTCTCCTGGATCTAAGCTATCACAAATAACTATTCCGCGCAATAGCGAAATGTCTTTTATCGCAAAATCAATCTTTGAGTAATTTGCCCAAGTCAATTTCTATTCCTTCAGGTCGCTTTAATCCGAACCTGAAAACAGTCTCACCCTTACTGGGAGTTGAGGCTGCTAAAATTACGTATCTAGTTTCCCTTTCTCCAGTGAAAGGGTCTATATCAGTAATTATAACGGTGCGTCCGTTAGTGTCTTGTTGATGTGCATATCCGCCGATCTCAGCGGACGGCTTTCCAGGAAAACCAGCTATTAATTCCGAAGAACTAACCCCCATCGCTTGCGGTGGGTATCCATCTTCTTCGCTAAGAATATCCTGTAATATGTACGCATTCGGGTCACCCGAAGATATACCTGCAACAGGTTTAGAAGTTGGACCTGGTCCGGATGAAGTGGATACATCAAAACTTATCTCCGGTGCTGACACTGTTTTTCTAAATGGGACAGGCGCGCCTGGTATACTTGATGCGACCAAATAGGCACCGACTGACATCGTAAAACTATATTTCACTAATCTTTCTGCATCGGTAAAATCATCAAAATTATTTTGAGGGCTTAAGGCTGCATCGACATAAGCAACGAACCTATAACCTTCCTTCGTTTCTATGACTAACGTACGACGTCTATTTTCTACGTATCCGTTCATCATAACCGTCAGCATAGAATTCATTTCTTGTGTGTATTGTGCCCAAAAAGTAATTTCGTAGCTAGCAGTATATTGCTTTATAGGTGGTATCTCTATAAATTCAAATAAGTTTTTTCCAACTGTGGGTTTTAAAACTGTACCTGCGCGGGCAGACACCGTAATACTAGGAGCCTCTCTTCGGGTTGCTATCCTTCCTGGATCGCTAGAGCCGGCTATACCATCAGCGGTGTTATTTTCATTTGTGCTAATGGCTATATTATCAGAGTTCTTAAACCCAAGCCTGTTTTGGTATCTTTGGTACATCGGGTCTTCTTTAGAGATGGATGCCTTTACTGTTATAGGTCCGCCTTGAAACTGTGAAGCCCCTTTAGCGTTTTCTTGCTCTATTCCTGACCGAACAATTGATATTAGAGGCAATATTAGCGCGTCGCTTTTATCTCTAAGAGGCTTATTCCTAGCTAATAACGCAAAGCGTTCTCCAGTAGCAAATATAACTGGTACCTTCTTTTGGCTATCCTTTCTCTTGTAATAAAAGGGCAGCTCGTTATCAAACAAGTTAAACACACCTCTGTCTACGTCTTCTATTGTACATGAAGGCATAGTAAATTCAGCAGGATCACCGGTGAATCCTGAGTCTACTTTTTCCTGGTAGCCTGGCTTATTAGAGAATCTAGTAGTCATTACTCGTCACCATAAAAAGATGAGCCTGTACGAGATGGGTCACCTGCTGGTGAGACCTCGGCCGGCTTTTCTGTTGGTCTATCTACCTTACCTTGTTTTTGCAGCGCTCTAACATCGCCAGTTTCACCTTGAGAATTTTCAGCGAACCCCCGTTGCTGTACGAACGTTTCCTGTATTGCATCAGAGTCACCATAACCTTCGTCTGTAGGCCCGATCGGGTTTTTGTCAATTAACCCCTTTCTTGCCTGTCTTCCTACCAACTGAATGCCCGTGCGATACTCTACCTCACCATAGATTTCCGATAGATACGCGACGGAAGTAGTCTCAAAAAATGTATCACCATAAGAGAAATAGTCACCTTCGCTTATTTCGATGTCTTTATCTATCATGTCTCTATACTGAACGTATACATTAATATCATATAATTGCTCCGATCCAAACCGAGTAGTCGAAGTTGTTTGGTCACCCCATTCTACTCTGGCCTCTATCTCTATAGGCAAATCGAAATGTTTCTCTAAAGCCTCTTCATATACGTCATGAATGCTAGTAACTTCTGACATCACTCTATAATAGTATATTTTTTGGCCGACAACGTCCTTTATCAATTCCTTTGTGAGATCAGACATAAGGTCTTGCTCTCTTGGTGTAATAAAAAGTCTAGCCATAATGTCCTACGCTATTTAATAATTATCGACTTGCCAAGCGGCATCGGGATTGTTTTTAGCGCTCTTAGTATATTTTCTGAGTCTGTTGCTTGACCCTCAAGTAGTTTTCCATACGTCAAACTATCTAAAAGCTCTATTAATTGATCTCGTAACCGGCCTTGATCTTCTCGACCTTGTGAAACCAAGTCTGTACCGTTTAGTTGCAGATCAGCATTTGGTATCGGTACACTTGAAAATTTTGATCTTACTTGACCTAACAATTCTTTTGCTAAAGCCAAACAATATTGTCTTATCCATTGTCTTCCTATTGAATTAACTTTTTCATAATCGAATAAACCAAAGGGAACATTAGACATGTTAGACGCGCCGTATATCGTGCCGTCTTCTATATCGGGATTAAACGGATCAGGACTATAAGATACTCTTATCCATAGCTTTGGTGTGGGATTTTCACTACCAGGCATCGGATATATTCGTATTTTACTGCCCATAATCCGGTATGAGTAATTTGATTTCCTAACCCTATTAGATATCCCCATCTGACCAGCTCTAAGAATATCCTCAAAAACAGGTAACACATAAAATACTGTCTCAGGTGTAAATGACTCAAACGAAAATTCATTATTTAGATAATTTACAGCCGATGTTGTATCGAAAAAACGGTAAGCGGCTTCTGGGGAGAAATGAAAAACCTCTCTAATTCTCATTTTCGTGCGAGGATTATTCGCACTAGCAGATACGAGCAGTGTGCCGGAATCATCCTTTAGGGTATCGTATATATCATAATCTTGCTGCATAGCAGTAAGCTGAATTGATCCTGATACCTCATTATATGAGCCACCAACGTTGGCTTCCATTGAGTACGGCTCAGCCATTCGTAGAAGGTATTCAAGATTTTGCTTAGGAAAAAGTCCAGACACATTACTGCCGGTCGAATAGCCAAGCAGATTGTTTAGCTGTGATTTCGCATCAGCCTCATTGATGATTCTTCCATATTCTAGAAAACCTTCCTCAAAGCAAGCCCATATCTGCTTCTTAGTAAGCTCAACGCTCAGTATATCGTCGCCAAGCTTTCGCTTTGTAAAAGAAACTATTGAGTCAGCTTCTTTCTGGAAGTCTTCGTCAGAATCGAAGAACCCAAACGGAGTTGGATTTCTTGTATATGCAAACGTCGACATTTCACCACCTTAGACTTAAGTATTATTCTATTACGGGAAATGTCTATAGCAAAAAAAACAAAGTAGACCCTACTTTAATCCTGCGTCCCTAAGCTGCCACTCTTTTACTCCTATGGCTCGGAAAATTTTCATAACTTTTGTCGCCAATTGTGCCCCGTCATTAGAATTGCTGGTTGCTGGAGCTGCTTTATTAACGCTAAGACTAGATACTTGAACCTTCAGTGTCGTTATCTCTTCGCGCAATGCTACGATTTCTTTTTGTAGATCTTTTACCATAGCTGTAGTAACCGCAGAGCTAGTGTCTGTGACTTCTTTTGTACTAGGGGCTTTTGTAGTAGAAGTACTAGCAGTTTTCTTTGTAGCGGGTGCTTTTGTTGATGTTGCCATTGTGAGTCTCCTTTAGTGACTAAATAGTAATAAATAATATGCTGCGCATATCGTGGGTAAAGTAAAAAAAACCAGCGGCTTTCACCGCTGGTTTTAGTAATGTATCGCTACGCTATTTTACTTATGCAGTTGTTATCGCGGCATCAGTTGAAGCCTTAACAACCCAGAATGTACCATCAGAATAGATTTCAAACCTATCACCAATTGCACCAGCCAGTGTAAGTGATGTAACACCATGCGCTCTAGTATTGGCATCACCAGTAGCAACCTGAGACATCAAAGAAACATTTGCTGCACCAGATGTGACAATATGGTTTTGTGCTGAATTAGCTGTAACGCTAAGCGAAAAACCCGGATGATCGACAGGA